CTACACCTCCGGAATCTGGTTGAAAGCCGCAAATGGTAAAAGGTCAACAAAAATAACCTCTTGGAAACCCGCGTCTTTCAGTTTCTTTTCCCATTCCGCTCGACTAATCCAGACGGAATATGGAGTATCATTAGCTAAGGGTCTACCATGGTCTTCGGAGTCAGGAGTAGCCGTAATGATGAAGGTGAAGTAGCGACTTATTCTTTGGGATTCACTTAGAAACAAAGCCAGTTCTTCATCAGAACGAGCGTATTGAAAACTGTTGGAGAAAACGATATCGAATGAATTCTCCCGAAAGTTAGGAAGTACATCAACCGAGTCACCCAACCAAACGTCTTCTTGTACTGAGGGGAGGCTATTGGTAATGGCGTACTCAGCACAATCATACCCGCAAGCGAGAACCCCGGCTTCTGAGAAATCATGGACAACATGACCAAAGGCGCATCCTGCATCCAGCAGTGACTTTCCACGAAGCCAATTTACCATGTCCTCTTTCGGTTTATTAAAAGCTAGACACAGATAAAAAACCAACCAATTAAAGCCAAACAAATGAGCGGAGAGAGTTTTATAGTAGGGTTTCCCATCGCAATAGGTATCAAAATAGGCTTGTTCAAATCGCTTGTCTATTTGACGGTCCATATCCCATCACCTCGTACCAGACCACAATCAGTTAATGGGGCTACTAACTGATCAATATCGTCATAGAAGGTAACCAAATGAGAAACAACCCTTTGTCCCACAGCCTTAATGATCTCCATGTTCTTCTCTTCGGCTAAATCCCAGCACAAGAGAACGGGCGCTGAGATCGGATCCATTTTCCAATCTCCGTCCAAAGCGAATTCTCTGATGAATTCCGGAGTACCCATGGCTAGCCATTCGGGTAAATCCATCCCATAAGCTTCTATTCCACAAGCTCGCAATTCCATAACCGCTTGACCATCCCGACAACCCAGATGGATTACGAAATCCGTTTCAAAATCCAGCTTTCCTGTGCAATATAGGGTTTTTACGAAATCCACTATCTCCCTGAAGTGGTTTTGATAAGTGTGTCGATAGGCCGTCTGCGTTTTGGTGGGAATCGACGAATCAGATCGCGCGTTGCTGAATAACAATCGGCTCCGCACCTCGGGAGAGACTCTGTCACAGAACCTTTCTCGGGTTTCAAGCAGTTTTTCTGCAAAAGTAGTCGTCCGATCGCCCAGATAAAATTTTCCTTCCACACAAACGGGAAGAAAATAAATTAAGGGTACGTTTTCCCACGAAGGAAAAATGCTAAATACTGGGTATGTGGTGTGATGGTTGTTAAACTTCCGTTTATATGCGGCCCCTGCTTCTTCTCCATAACCTGGGTCGTACCACTCAAATTGTTTTGTGATCGCCAATTGGATCATCTTACAAACGACCCAACTCCCAACGTATCTTTTGTTATCAGTCATAACGGGATGGTCTAAATCCCGGATAAAAGCGTGGTCACAAAGACAATTATGAAGAATATTGGTCAATGAGGTGTTGACACCAAGAACCCTGTCTCCGTCGTTTCCATCTAGAACCAAATGGTATTGCATTCCAGGCAAATATTCTAATAACCCGGTTTCATAAACGGAAAACGCGTTCGCTTTAGAACTTTCCCCGTATGTCCAACGAGCTTTAAAAACATCCCGCATGCCCAGATAAGCTTCTTTTGCTGTATCAAAAGAAACACCCTCAAATTTCAAACCGGAATTAGCCTTTAACAGTTTCCGGATAGTTTGGCGAGCTTTCTTTTTTACAGTCGTAAGGTACACATCCCAAGACTCTGGTATCTTTACCAATCCCCATTTATCAGTAGGAATAGGAAGGGATTCGTCGTGCAACCGCCAAAATGGAGACTGACCCCATGTTTCAAACGGAACGGGAATGTGTTTTATCACTTCAGGATGAGCTAATACATCAGGTGTACACGTCGGTAAAAAACCAGCTACCATGTAATAACCCGACGGTTCCCATTTCCTCTCTTCAAACCACCCCTCAGTACATAAAACAGCGTGACATCGGTGATCAAGCTCAACCAAAATGGCTTTGGTGCGTTTTGATTTAAGCCACGTCATTTCTCGTCGAATTAATCGAGTTAGAACATCAGGGTCATGCTCCGGTCTAACTTCTTCACCATCGTAGTATCCCAAATCTTCACAGGACTGGTGTATCCAATAGCGATAGTCATCAGACCCTAGCCAATTTTTGTGATAATCCTCAATGGTGATAACTCGCATTGACATGTCCTGTTAAGAAATCAAACCCAGACCTTGGTCCATATCCTGAATAGCCGCGCCAATTCGCCCGGTTACTAGCTTCTCTACTCCCGAATCAAGAGTACCAGTTTCCAATCCCGAGATAAAGGGGTCATCTTTTATGTAGCCCTGCAATTCTTCCAGGGAACAAGCTCCGGTCCACCCCGATGGTAGATACGCTTGATAAATGGTGTCTTCCAATTCGGTCCACCAGAGTTGAGCCCACCCATTTTCTACTACCCATACTGGGCAACGACTAAGAACAGGGTGTTTCAAATCTTGACTGCGCTTGCCCGGAATTTCAGGGAGAAGCACTCTTTTTCCTGGCGAAGTAAAATACCTCACAAAGGCAGCGGCTTCATACCAGGGTAACGAGGGAGAGAAGGGGGTGTATTCCTCTTTTTCCAAGTCAGCGTGAAATTGGGCGTATTCAGCAAATTCGGGGAGATTCGCCCATTGGATACAACTGATCACGCTCTTCACTAGCCGGCGACTGGGCCATTCCTTGTAGAACATTTTAGCCGCACGCCAAGCTTGAGGACAACCCGGATCAGCTACGATCCCAGAAGGTTGAGGAACTAAAGGATAACATTCACAATCTATAGGCTTCAGCACTCCAGCACTGCATCCAGTACAAGCAGCCGTCGCCCCAGTTAAATGGGGGCAATCAACTGGAGCCTTCCACAAGTTCTCTGTAAGAGAGACTTTACGAGTAAAATGGTTCGCTTCGGTTGAAGTAAGGATAGGTTGAAGAATACAACAAGTACATTCTCCTTGGCACAGGTCATCCCCGAAGTCCAACTTCTGGTATCCCTTTACTCCTGGGCCTATTGCTCCCAACTGTGGAATCGTGGGTGGTGGATGATCCTCTTCTCCCCAAAGACTTTCATCCCAATGCTCCGGTTCATAAACTGGTGGTGGCATGACTACCCCCTTCCACGAATACGAAATGGCCCGGTTCATCTTGTAAAAATCCTATCTGCTCCTTCAAAATCTCCTCATCTTCCCAGCGACTTTGAACCCCTGATATCCATAGCTTTATTATGATTTTAGTCGCACGTACAACGGCATTCATTGAAGGTTCAATCCCTAGAGCTTGCGATCCCCCCAAAATAGCCGCAAATCTATCCAATACCGCGTTGAATTCTACTTTTGATACTGGATGGCGTGGTATCACGATTCTTCCTCGTCCTCGTCCTCGTCCTCTTCCTCTTCCCACTCGACTTCAAAAACAGATTTTTCCCATTTCTCAAAGTCAAACGCATCTTGAAGGCCAAGCACCTCTTTAATGCGATTAGCTGGTTTACAATTGAAGGGGTTACTACCGACTAAGCCCATAACTGATACTAAATCCTTAATGGGCATTGCAGCCAATTGTTCTGCGGTATATGGGAGTTTAGTGGCTAATCGATGGCGGTTGGCCAGTTTTGTTATCTCTTTCTTAGCCGTAACTTGCTCTTCAACTTGCCATTTGGGGACTTCTTCAACTGGCAGATACTCATGATACCTCAAATATCTATCAGTTAGAGACGATTTCTCAGCCAATTGCTGAATATGATTTTGCAGTTCTTCAACAGTGATATCAAGCACAACACCCCTACCACTCTTCTTTCCGGTAGCCTTCCGATCCACCCGATTCAGTTTTCTTGAGAGCGTTAACACTTGATCGCGTAAATTTTGAACCTGTTCCTCAACTTCTGTTAGCCTTGTTTCCATTTTCTTAGCTATCGGTTTTTTCTTTTTCTCAGTAGCGGTAGCGATGTTACTCCTCCAATACTAATTTGGGACCAGACTTAGACTCGGTTTCCGCTTCGGTTTCCTCGGTCGCCGCCTGAGCTGCTTCATTCAAATCAGGCAATTTAGTGAAATCGTCGCATATGGAAGCACAGGCGTGTTTTGCCATTTCTTCCATCTTCGACAAAGACCCGTCAATCACCATGTGAGATAGGTTGGAATCAGCACGCATCTGCTTGAATGTATTATCCAAACCTAGTGTGATGACTCCCTTTATCGCTTCCGTTCTTTTCGCACGATCAGCTTCCTCGGGGAAACATTGTTCAAACATGGCTCTTAAAATCAAAGCCTGAAATGGCGATATAACCATTCCTTGAATTAACTGCTGCGGATCGATAGACAATTGTTGCTGTTGTTGACCTGGCAAAAGGTTCTCCTTACTTTACTTGCACTTTCGGTAAAGGACACGTAGACGTTTTCATTGGTTTATCGAAATCAACGGACCAGCCACCCCCAGGGTGTTCCTCCCATGCTTGACAATGACGCAGTGTTTGCATGATATCCCAGGCCATCTTATGGTCTTCCCCGATGGTTGAATTGGTAATACCCAAATGGCCGGTGTAGGGCAAACCTGTGGCCAAAGGCTCTAACTGTTTTAGTTGTTCACGCAGATCATTAACATTCTTGGAGGAGAGCCGATTATTCTGCGATAAGTGGTCGACCGCCGCGCTCAGTTGACCCATGCCTATCCGCGAAAAACAATCCAGGGCTACGCGTATGACGCGCATTTGTTCAGGTGTAAACTCGCAGAGGTAAGTGGTAGATGAAGCACCCATAACCAGTCCTTTTTGTACAAAAATCCTCTTTTTTAACGAAGTAAAAGAAGACTGGTCCAAACCCCACCTTGCCAAAAAATCACTCGTTTTACTCCCGATTCCTGGAGTAATTGCATACACCTTGGACATGGTTTGCTGTTACCAAAAGACCGATTTCCCATAACCCGGCATATTAACATGGTGTGGAGTGGTTCTCTGATCTTTGCTAGCAGCCGTTCTTCGGCATGAAGAGTCCATTTGTTCTTGTAACCAAAAACTCGTGTGTTATGAGTCCTAGAAAGAACATTCCTTAACCGACTGTCTAAACCTAAAGCACTGTGCTTGGATCGTTTAACTTCGCTCTTCAGGGCCTCTTCAATAGCTATTTCTAAGACACGCCCTATTGGGGTCCTAAGAGGCTTACCTCGCCAAGATTTGGGCATCGTAGGCATATATTAGTCCGCCTCCGCCTCCGCCTCCGCCTCCGCTCTCCGCTCCACCTCTTGCCTGAAGGGTTCTTCCATCATGGCCCCCATTAACGATAAGGTCTCTAAAGAAGGTTGTTCAATTTGTTGCAGTTTATCGGGGAGATCCAGTTTCGTACAACACTCTACACATACCCCGATAACCCCAAAGAGGTCGAGAACTTCTCGAAGGTGACCAGCATTCTTCTTAACCCTCTGCCACTGGTCTGCAGTTAATTCATCCTTCGTGAAAACGTACATGGGCTTCTTTTCGCCAAAAGACTTTCTAGCTTCATTTATTACCTTAGCGGGGTTAAGTAACAGGTTAATGGGTTCACCCCCCATCTCCATTTTCTTACTTATTACCAGGACTTCGGAAAGAATGTCAGAAACCTTTACACTCTCTTGGCCGCAAGTCATGCATACCAGTTCCTTCTTGAAGTCCCGTGTTCGATCCGGCTTCGTCTTTGGCTTTCTTGATTTCCGAAGTGTTTCTTGCTGTTGGATCTGAACCTGATTAGCTTTGTCAACTACCCCCTCATGTTCTTTACAAGCCCGCTCACCATTTCCTACATGAGCAGTCCGAGCCTTGAAGACAGTTTCTCCGCAAATACTGCAAGTAACTTGTTTTGGCCCTGTCATCCCATTTACTCCTCATCATCATCCATCGAAGAAAGACCTACCCCTATTATCGCCCCATTGCGATTATTGCATTCTTCTTGTGCTGCGGAGAAATCTGGAAATAAATCCTTATGGTTATAAACTTGTCGTTCCCCAAACTGGTACTGACACTGAATCTGCAAACCTCCGAGTTTGTCTAGGGCAGCATGGAGAAATATTCCGGTAAGTTTTTGAGGGACTGTTGTCACCCACCAGTCTTTAGTTAGTTCTTTTATTGCGAATACTGTTGTGCCGGGTCGAAGCCAACCCTGTTCTACGGCTTGCTTCATAACTCCTTCTATACTCATTATCCAACCTCCGCCCCAAAGATACATCGTGGTGATCATTCATATTCAGTCTTTAGGCTCACTAACGGTGGTTCCCGTAGCCTTGGCGATTGCGGTACGAGCGAGACTACAAGTAGGACATGGAAATTCGGAATCTTCAGGAGGCACAGCACCGTTTTCTGTATGCCATGATTCAAGTCCTGGTCTCGCTCGCATCCCATTACCATTACACCCGAAACATGACGCCACAGTCTTTTTGCACGCTTCCAAGAGATCGGGTGCAGCAGCCCTAAGACGAGTCAGTTCAGTATGTACTTCCTTTAGTCGATTGAGCCGACAATAGATCGCCACCATCATATTAAACAAACCCAACAAAGCGGTGTCTGTCAGAGAAACGGCTCCTACCCATTCACCCAGGATTTGTCCTGTGATTATAGCCGCGAAAAGAACACAGATCAACAAAAAGACGTATTCCAGCACCATCCAAAACTGTATCCGCTTAAACATATCAGCACCTCCAGTCAATCCAGCCCACCAAATTCCAATGACGCTTCTACCAACTCCCAACCCGTCTCCGTCAAATAAGAATCAGAAAGCCACTTGCTTTGTTTTCTAAGAATTTTTCCGGCCTTCTTAATCTTTTTTAACTGAGCGATTGTATTATCGAATAACTTCTTTCCGCATTCCTCACAATAAAACACCTGTTGATCACGTCCGGAAAATTTATTGAATTGATAGGCCACCAGTCTAGCAGAAAACTGAACTATGGGTTTCCCACACGCTTTATTAGTACACTTGGCCCTACCAGTTTTGGCTTCTTCCCATACAATCTTAGGTCGCAACAAACTGTTAACGAGCGATTTGCGATTTCTTTTAGGCATCGGACTCGACTCTTTTGTAAGTCAGTTCAAAAATGTGGTTCCCACATTTTTCCAGGTTCCCTTCATCATCCCGAATGATCCAATCACCGAAGGACACACGGTGTTCCCCAGTTTGTGTCATGACCGATAGTATACCGGTGCTAGTATTAGGAATCGTAGGATACAAAGAGTTTGTTTTACGACGAGGTAAGTTCCAAGCCTTGTTCATCCAACTTGGCCAATCCGCATTAGACCTGCGAGTTTCTCTCGTTAGTTGAAAAGCCTCGATAACGGTGGATTGTCTTTTCACATACTGGGTATTCATCTTCTATCTCTCCCAAATTATAACGATTTCTCCCAACACCAGGATTTCGGAATTCGTGAACCCCGCCTCTTCGATTACTTCCTTGATGTAACTAGTAAGCAGGGTGTTATCCCTTTTGAGGTTATCCACGTAATATTCATACAGAGTTCTATTGGTCCCATGATACACTGCTCGCATGGGAATAATTAGACCCAGTGAATCTCCAGCGGAATTTTCTAACAACTTTTGAAGAGCGTTAGAATAGCACGCCCTAAGATAACCCCCAACGACTACAACAAATCCTTGTTCACGTATGTTATGTAATCCTACGGGGGCATTCCGCTCAGTTAGTACGTATTGAGGAGAAAAATGAGGCAACAAGTTTCCTACGATTGGTTCAACCTTATTCGAACCCTCACATATCCCCTCTACATGAACTACCATGATCGAGGCGTTTTGTAGAGCTAGTAATACCAGAAGGGTCTTGAACACAACAACAAATCCGTAAGAAGAAGGGAGGAGGGGAATTACACAGGAGAAAGCAAATGGGCGTTGATTACCGTTTCGTTTACACTTGTGACAACCCCCACTGTGACAAAAGCGTAACAACTGCGACTGAAGATGAACTACCTCTTGGATGGGCTGCGGCCGAGATTACATTATATGATGAAGAATCCGCCGATCATGGGTATCCCTTGAAAAGGGGCCTAGTTGGCTGTTGTTTTGACTGTCTAAAAGCAACTATAAATGACATGACCTTGGCTGGCCTTCAAGAATCCCGAAACGCCATCATCAGTATGTTAGAAGAGGACGAAGAGGACGAAGAGGAAAGTGCGTTTTAATCTTCATTTTCTACGGCTTGTTCAATGTCTTTATCAGAGAAATACTGCGCCTCATAGAGGCCCTTAAACTCTCCGGTTTCAAGTTGTTTCCGACATTGAACACGGGTCTGCATTAGAAGTTCCCGAAATGCCCCGTCCGAATATCGATAAGATTTCGCCGGTTCTTTCCCTTCCCACCAAATAGCGTATCTACCACCCACCACCTCCGCTTGATCTGTAGCCAATAAATACTGCCAGGTATCCCACAGCGGATCAAACCCCATTCCTATATTCAGACGAGCATCCACCATCCTAAACGGTGGACAATGTCGGGATTTAACCAACCTCAAACGACAATCAATAAACCCAGTTTCTGGCGCTTTTCCTCGACCTATAGCTGATGACATGATGCGAATATCAGGGGTCAACAACACGGCTTCCCCACCAGGTTCTATAATGGGATTACCGTAGGATGCCATAATGTTCAATCGTCGTTGATTAATCATCAGGAATATGGCGTTTTTTAGCCCCACTGAATTTTTGATATCTCCCAACCACTTAGAAGCCATACGAGCATGCAAGGCGGGTTTTTCACTATCCTCGTCTTCGGTACGAACCCGAGGGGTAAGAGCCTTAAAACTGTCCAGCACTATCAGAGGGCCAGGTTGTTTGTCATCAGGCCAATTCTCTAACACCCTCTTTATCAGCTTGAAGGCTCCTTCACCAGTCACCGGCAAAGCGTACTGAAAGAGATCCTTGTTGTTGAACTTCACCTTGAACTTTTTCAGATAGGGATTGTCTCTCGCTTGTTCCGCATCAACATACAGAACCGGGCGCTTCTGTGCGTGTGCTGCCCCCATCATCAAATTTGCAAAGGTGGTCTTACCTGATCCCGTCTCCCCGTGGATAGAAGCAAATTTTCCATTGGGAAGGCCCCCATACAACAGGAGGTCGATCATCAACACTCCGGAGGGCAAACCAGTTTTTGAATTGACGGTTTGTATCTTAGCTTCTTGGATGTTTAAGAGCTTGATCTCGGTGCTAATTTGCCCAGCAGCCTGATCAACCAAATCCGCAAACCCATCTGAACTAATAACTGCGGGTTTTTTCTTCTTAGCCAATCTCTTACTCCTAGCCTGGAGATATGTCAATCACAAGTTGATCACATATTTTATTACAGTATTCTTCCACCACACTAAGAAAATCATCCGCATTTTCGATGCGTGTTGTTCTAAATTGGTAATACACTTTCGGACGTTCCAAATCCACTTTGGAATTATTAGCGATAAATCCCAAAAGACGAAATACCCCCAGCCCAACGAATAGTTTATCAACCCTGGTACTATTTCTGACCTGACGAATTAAGGCCAGCATTTCCTGTACTTGGTGATAAATGGCTACAGCTTTTTGTGGTCCGTCCATCTCATATTACTCACTAGTCAACACACACTCAAAATGGCAAGCTCTTTCTCAGCGGCTTCCACAGAACTACTTGCGTGAATCAGATTCTGCATCCCCATTCCCCAATCTCCCCGGATGGTTCCAGGACTAGCAAAATCACTATCAGTGTCTCCGACTAGTTTCCTGACAATCGAAACGGCTCGGACGCCGGAGAGCATCATCACAATGACTGGTCCCGACACCAGGAAGGTTACCAAGTCTTGAAAGAAGGGTTTCTTTTCGTGTTCAGCATAATGCTCTTCGACCACAAAACGGGGCAGGGTGGTAAGACGTAAGAATTCAATACACAACCCACCTCTCTCAAGACGGTCTATCACTTGACCTATCAGATGACGACGTATGCAATCAGGTTTCAGTATGACCAATGTCCGTTCAGTTTTCATTCGTATTCCAAATGGTTCCAGTGGTTCGGGCGATTAGTAGCAGACCCATGATTTACTCCTCCAAGACGTATCCGGCCTCGAACGCCTCGGCAGGGCTGAACGACTTGTAGCCGTCCGCGTAAACGACGTAGTAGCCGCCGGGTTGGGGATTGTGCTTGTCGATATACTCGCCGGGCACCTCGAAAGGCGCGTAACGATCTTCGCATGGCGTTAGCACAGCAGTCGCCCCGTCTGCGGCCAATTGTACCGCCGCCAGCTTCAAAGCGTGTACTGTTTTGTAACACCTATACCGGGGCATTTCCAAAGAGCCGCACCGATCAATTTCCTGTGTTTGTTTCATCAGTCAATCCTTTCGCCGCGAACACTACATCTTTCTTCTCTTCACATTTCGGCCCAACCCCGTAAGTCTGCCGCGCGCCACGCCGCCGCAATCGTACTACGAAGAGGGCCTCGCCTATGACACCCCGGGCAGACAACACAATGTTGCGTTAGTGTTTGAACAGTACCAACCGCGACAAGTTGATTTTGAAAAGGCTCAGTTTTCATTTTAGTATCCCGAGTTATCTCCACCCCCAAGATCCCATTTCCCTAGGGCGTCACTCAGACCCTCCGATTCCCCACCACTGAGAATGTCGGCTACCTTTGAGTTTCGGCTAGCCGGACTATCACAATTCGCAAAACATCTGTCTGTATGCGGGCAGAAGTAGGTGTTAGCTGTTGAATGACAGATTCCCCATCGCGGTACCTTGTTGTTCCGAATGCACTTCCACCCATATTCAATTGCCCGTGCATAGGTTTCATACAATGCCCAGTCTGGTTCAAGACACATCAACTCCCAATTGAACCGTCTGGTGCTGACATCTCTATTGATGTAAAAAACAACGATAAAATCAGTTTTGAGATTGTACTGAGCTAGCAGTTTTTCCGCGTAGATTGTAGTCTGTGTCTGGTGAGAGTATGAGGGATAACCACACATGAATTTCAGACTCTCTGGAGTAGTCGTCTTGTAATCTACAAGAATGATCAGATCTTCCCACCGCCAAACTCCATCGCAATGCCCGGTGTGAGGGTGTTCAATCCATTGGTCCCCGTCCTGGAACACTTGGCCTAGTCTTTTGTCCCGAAACTCAAGCTCCACATAGGTGAGCATCTCTCGCTTACACTTGGGGCACAATCCCTTGTGCCAAACAGGTTCCTTCGTTTTGTACCCGCATCCTGATCTGGGGGAGTTTCCTCCATCACATACCCAATTCCCGAAGGTCTCGATCTTTAGAGGAATCCACCTCTGCATAACCTCGTGGATGGCTGTCCCAACGGAAAGAATCAGGTCACTAGACCAAGAGAATTCAGCTTCTGCGGTTTTATCGTTGAAATCATAATACATGGCTCGGGGACAAAAGGGTTGTCGAGACATCCGAGACTGAGGAAAAGTGGGAACCGCCTGTCCCTCTTTCCAAAGGTGTTCCAACTGAGTCGCGATGTCCTGTAAAAATTGGGGTAATCTTGCCAATTCATCCTCAGCTAATTCAAACACCCCGCAGCCCCAGTGGGACTACGGGGCGCAAGGAAAGGAAGACACTAGACCAATGCATCCTTAAGAGGTTTCAGAGGACGAATCTTAATTTTCTTCCCTGCGGGTTTGGCACGATAAGTAGTGGGTTCCCCAGTGCCAGGATTCACACCTGGACGTTCGGGCATCGCCGGAGTGTGTTTCACATTGATCTTCAATATGCCATACAAGTTAAATGATTCCGGCCCCTTGGGTGACAAATCCTCAGCAATAATCTCTTGAATAGCTTCAAAAACCGCCCTTACTTCAGCCTTAGTATAGCCCACCCGTTCAGCGATCTCCGAGACTAATTGAGTTTTGGTCCGGGGTTTTGGTTGTTCTTTCTTCGCCATGATCTGCTCCTAGATTAGTAGACTTTCAACGAATTCCAAAAATGTGTCTTCATGACCAACAACAGGTACAGTTTTTTCTTTGCAAATGTCAAGTGCGTGAGAGAATTCCTCCTTCGGTACCATGACTGTTAATTCCTTGGCATTACGAATCCGATTAATTTGAAAACCCACAATCGTAACCTTGATTTCGGCTTCGGCTAAAAGTTGTATCGCCCGACTAAAAAGCGACACTTCATGAGGCCCACCCATGGTCGCCAACAACAAAGCTCCAAAATCCTCTCGAAAATCCCAGTGAGACTCACCAGAATCGAAACTTACTCCGTGAGATAACTCTTGTCCAGTCAAGTTACAAAAAGCTTTCGTGACTTTCATTTTCTCACCTTCTTGATCTCTCCGATCATTTCAGCCCAAAAATCAGGTCGCACACTATCTGGGTCTTCTTTCTCTGGCAACCTGATTTCCTTTGCTGGGACAGGATACTTTGATAACGAATTAAGGATAATCCTGCCTGCTTTCCTGCCTGCTTTGTCTCCGTCCATACATATGAAGATTTTTCTGGGAGATTTCGCCAACAGAGAGGTAGCTTTCCCTGGAGACCATCCGGTAGTCCCTAGTATGGAGACCACGTTAAACCCGTACTGTTTCATCCGCAACCAATCAACTGGTCCTTCTACCAGAACAATTTCTCGGTTGGGTTTCAATCGATCAAACCCCATGAATAGGGCGGACATCTTCAACCCAGAATTATACAGTATCTTTTTGTATGTCTCGACTTCGGTTGCGTTACTCCTGTTAACCATACAAGCAGCATAGCCATATCGAATTCCCTTCATCTCAATGGGCATATGAATTCTTGGGATGTACTTGACTATCGTTCCCCGCGAAACATCTTGTTCCCACAGTTTACAACCCATTTCCCCTAAGAAACCGGGGCTAAACCCTCTCCACTCAAATGTGACGGGGCTCAAACACATTCCATATGTGACCCTTTTTAGGTCTTTTTGCGGGCTAACCGTTTCAAGAAGTTGGTGTATTTCTTGTTCAGCCGTGTGCTTTTTTCTTTCCTTAACGTCGCCCCCCAAATGACGAACTAGTTTATCGAAAGACCCCTTTTCGCCACAACCAAAACAAAAGAAGAAACCCTTTTCTTTATTCACATAGAGAGATGGTGTGTTTTCCTTGTGAAAACAACATCGGAAGACGTAATCTTTTCGAGTCTCCTGAGCCTTAGCGGTGTCGAACCTAAGCTCATTTAGCCTACGCCAAATTTCTGTCTGAGTTCGAATGCTCATCAAGTTACCCAGTATAGGCCGTTGGCAAAGCGTCTTTCCAGGTTGGAGCGATTCGGTCAACTAATTTCATTTCGATTGCTTCTTTAGCCCCGATCCATTTATCATTTTCCAAAATCTTCTTTACGCGAGAAAGGGACAACCCCATCTTCTCCATGTATACACGAGCAAACTGGTCTGACCACTCTTTGTACACCCGTATCGTCTCCATGGCGTCTTTCTTTTTCATGTCAGACATGGAATAAAAACCGTCATGAAGCATCAACCAAGAATTGGGGGTTATCACGCGCTCGTCGGCGGCTTGCATAAAGAAACTAGCAGCAGAACACGCAGCACCACACACCACTGTGGTAACATGACTCCTACAACCTGAGATTAGATCAAACAGGCTATACCCCGCCAGCACATCTCCACCAAAACTGTGAATCAAAATCCCTATGGGTTTTTCTTCTGCGGCATCTAGTTCGAGAAGAGCCAGGGAGGCTTTCCTAACCATCTCTGTATCCACCCCGGATTCCTCGTCATCATTTACACCCCGGCCTAAGAAAACTATCCTACGATGGCTAAGACAGTTGAGTTCTAATAGGTATGCTTCAAAATCAGGCTTGCGCAAAATACACCTCAGTCTTGTTCCCAGGTTAGATGACCAACCGGAAATTTATTCTTCCAAAACCGCCAGGAAATATACCTATCATCGGCCAAAAAGACCTGCACACTATCTTTGGGGCCTCGAACACATCGACCAAAGGCTTGACGAACTTTTTGATATCCTACCTCAAAAGATAGTAGTTCTCGTGCTACTCCCGCCGACACTCTCTTCTTAATCTGAAGGTATTCTGTTTGGTCATCAGTCATGGGAGTGGGCGGGGGAAGAGGAATCCCACAGATGACTGATACATCAAAATAACTTAGTCCCTCTTCATTAACGAATTCAACTCCTTCAGATAGTCTGGACCCTGCTACGATACAATAGATGTTTGGCTTTTTTCTAACCCGCAGAGCTTCTAACAAATCAGTTGTGGTCTGATTTGTTTCGTACCACGCCACTGGCGGCATAAACCTAGCGCAGGCATTCATGAACGCGTTTGAAGTGAAAACGACCAGTGTATTACGAGCAGCTTGCTTGTGCAGTTCTTGAACGATGTCCCCATAAGTTCTATACGTTTTGTCCCCCCGATCACCCCACTTACTTGTCACCCCTTGAACCTTTAGCACCGATGATGCCCCCACTTTTGCGTTCATTTTTACTAAGGCGGGAGAGATGCCAAATAAATACCGGAATGAAGCAGGACTGGGTAGAGTTCCACTTAACATCAGCACGACCGAGGTAGCCTTGAAGGCTCTAGCGATGTCAGGACTGTAATCTAAGGATTGGACTGAGAGGGCTTGGCGTTCAAAATCACAATACGAACGAATGTGATGCCCTTTATCCATCGCCCTTCCTGAAGAGACAAGAGCAGGATCTATATCCATTTTAGCCAAATGCGCTACCTGCACCGTGGCCCCGAACTTGGGGTGGGTTCTGGCTAAAGACTCGGCTATCGTCCAGACGAGCTTACCAAAGGTTGCAATTGAAGTCAGGGTTCGTAACAGACCCCTATCTTGATTGTCAAGGGTACCCTTGTGTGAAAGTTGTTTATCTTTGAAAGTGGAGATGAATATAAAGACGGCCCTAAAATACTCGCATGTCGTCAGAACTTTGTTGACATCCCCAAACAATTGAGTGAAATGTTGGGGTGTAAGCCGTTGCGATCCTCTTCCTTTGAAATTCTGCCACCTATCCAAAACAAAATCAATGGTCTGAACCATCCGACCACAGCGTCCAGCAATAGAGGCTGGAATCTGGCTTTTGCCTTTGCGGTACGCTGCGGATAATCTTTTCAGAATATACACGGACAGAGTGTGATTAGAGTTATCCTTGATTTGGTCCATGTGGTGAGCTTCGTCCATAATGACTATGGAGGGATTACCAAGGAATCTCTCGTTGAACATCAGCTCCCGGATGCTGTGATTCAGGATATAAGGGTATGTCAGAATGATAAGGGGATAGTTTTTCAAAACCGCTTTTACAAGGGGATATGGACAGGCATATGGGAATTCCTTTTTGAAATTCTCACGAGCTTGATCCAGATCCTGAAGGTCTTTCAGGATTTCAACGAACCTGGCACTTAGACCGTGAGTACGTACCCCAAATTGCTGGTCGTACTCTTCCAAGGCTCCCAAGCGTTTCGCGTGTTTCTTCTTAAACTCCGAATCAGTGTTTTCTCGATACGACTCATAAAAGAGGGGATTCATAGGGCACGTGACACAGCGGCCATCCACTGTGTCTTCTATTCTGTCCAGCAACCGCTGTCGCTCACCGCTGTGTCCTTTGCTTTTTCGAAGCCCCCTCTTTGCTCCTTCAGATTTGGCTTCGGGAATTTCTTCTTCTGCCGTGTTAATCTGATTGTAAAGCTCGGTTGGATCTTCCAATTCTTTAGTCACATCATTTGGACAACACGTGGATTTAGAAGGTAGCCCAATTGCTGGTATTCCAACAAGAGTGCAATCTCGAAGAAAAGATTGCATCTGAGAACGAGTACGCACAAAAGCGTATACCCGTGGCCTCCCCTCAGGCGGTAAAGTCCTAATGTGTCGAAAAACAGCGACCAAAGAGACGATGGTTTTCCCCGACCCTGTTGAACCCTCCAACCCGACGAAAGAGGGACCTTTTGAAGCAAAAGCTTTGTCCATTTCCCGTAACAGCTCAGACAAGGCTGGTTTTTGATATTCTCTTAGTGTTATTCCGTCCAAGGCAATACCTCTCCAATACTTTTTAGAGGTGGAAAAACAATCTTTCCTTTTTGACGAATTCTTCTTTTTTCCTTCACCAAGCAAAGTTTTTGAATAGAAGTGAAGGCTCTTTAATAACGAAACCCTCCCAGGAGAATACTGTGGCTATTGATTATCGTTTAACAACCACTCGCTATGTGAAACCAGGCGTCTACATTGGTCAGGTTTATATTCCTCGACCAGTAGCTAGCTTAGACATTCCCCGCATCCCATGCTACATTGGCAGGGGTTGGGAAAGCCGGTTGCTTCAGGATTTCCCACTTGATCGTTCATTCGTTCAAGCCGAATATGTGGCTTTTGTTACTTCTACCGCTCCCTATCGAGCCGTTCTTGATTTCCCAGTTGACACCCGCTTCACCGGTGAAAGCAATCGAATTCGGCTATACAAGGGACTAACTGAGCAAGAAGAAATTGATCCTCGCTTCTACACCTTCCTTGAGGATGTCAGTGGTGATCTTCGAATCCTGCAACTAAGTAGTGAGGGATTTGATCAAACCGCCAACTATTACATAGATTACCAGAGTACAGCAGTCGAGGTCCCAGACCGGTATGGTCAGATTGCTGAAATCACTGGAACCGAACGCATCCTAAGAGTCGGTAGGAATCCCAATACTCGGACTTATGAGGAAGACATTGACTTTGAGGTTATCACAGAATTGATTGGTCCTGGCCGAATCGGTCCTGAGCCATTCACTGCCCGAATCCCTGAGCCTGTCTTGGCCCTACACCCAGACAGCAAGTACAAGGGTGTGACTCGGAAATACACCGTACTAGTAGAAAACGAAACTACCGTTAGTACCCCATTATTCACCAGTGGCCTAACATATGTTACTACCGGTGGTGGTGACATGGTTATTGATGATCCCTCCGATTATACTGGAGGTACTGCTGGTACGCTAACCCTGACAATTTCCAATTTCCAATTGGTTGGTCCTTCCGGTGGTCCAGAATTCGATGTCACCCCATCTGGCCTACACACGGGACCAGCAGTTGCCATTACCAATACCACCAATGAGAATGTTGAAGTCGTAGCAGGTACGGGACTCTATTGTTCCTTCAGTGATCTGTCCAACTTCAATAATGGTGAAACCATCCTCATCGTGATTGCCATCTCACCCAAATCAGTCCTGGATATTTCCTGGTGGTCAGACGACCCGCAGGGTGCCAGTGGCGTATTCGTCGTTGATTACTACAACACCACAATCAACAGTGTGCAGTACCCCAGAGACCGTATCCCACTAGAAAATGGTGTTTATCTGGCCTTCTCTGATCTGGAAGATTTTGATCCGTCTGATGAATTTGAATTGGACGCCATTAACACTGACAGTCTTAACTGGGACATGGAACGAGAGACCAGTGAGATTATTACTTCGGGGGACATCTTCTATGACCACGCAGGTTCAGTCGTTGGCACTCGCCGAACCTTTTACCTCTTTGTCAGTGAAACCCAGTTGACCGATGTCATGGGGGTATACAACGCTGATACAGGCGCTCCTATCCCGTTTAGCTGGATCAGTGGAACCCCATACATCTCGTTCTCATCTGATCCTGGAGTCGATGTTCGTGCGGATTACAGCTACCGCAATGCACCAGAACCAGGCCAGGGTTACTATCTTACCGTCCAGTACACCCGACCAGATGAAGCCTACAACGCTGTCACGTTTGTGACTCGGGATACCTGGCGTGATGAGATTGGTTATCCCACTTCAGAAAATCACCTCTCCGTGATGTTGGATCACGCATATGAGAGTTTTGGCTTCCTTGGGACTTGTGCCTTTATCCAGGTACAGGATCTCGATGGTGATGGGACATACAATAACATTGACTATCGCAATGCCATCAACTCAGCCCGGTATAACAAGGAGATTACTGACCTTGTGGTCCTTGGTAACCATGGTGTTCGTGATACTCTTTACCAGGTTATGATCGAACGTAATGATCCATTCGAAGGCAAAGAGTCCTTGGCTTGGGTTGGTTTCCCTGTTGGAACCGAGATCGGTTTTAGTAATGATGAAGAGGGCACACTCGTCAGCTTCTCTGATACCTTCCAGGTCTATGGTGACCAACCTCGTGGTCTCTTCGTTTTGATGGCCAACAACTGGGCAAAGAGAAGTTTCTATCAGGAAGACAGAACCATTGCTCGTGTAACGTTGGATGGCTCCTTCATTGCTGGAGCGATGGCCGCCTTGCGGGCTAGTTTTGATATGCCGCATGAAACGGAATTGAGGAAGATCATTCCTGGTTATGATGATCTTCAGAATTTTGATGAAGAAGAGCAGCGTCGAATCGGTGGTGTGGGCTATTCCTTCCTGGAAAGAAAGAATGGTTTTAACCGTATCATTGATACCCAAACCATAGACTTCTCTGCTCCGGACTATCACGAAATCAACGCCATGGCACAGAAGCAATTCTGTACCAAATACATCCGTCGGGAACTAGACCGTTTGGTAATCGGTGTCGTCCCCATGAGCGTAGAACATGGTGTGTTCTTGATTCGGGCTGCTTTGGCAGGTCTGTTGAGAGTCCTCGTATCCCGACAAATCATTGCTCCATACAGTGATGATGCCTCAGCCGGGGTATCGACTGCTACTTCCCGTGACTTAGACCCCAACTCGGATATCATTGTCTTCCGGGATGAAGTCGATCCTACGTTGTACCACGTACAATACTGGTTCGTACTGCGTTATGCGATCAAACGAGTGTTCGGTGTTTACTCAGTCGATGTGAATGCGTTCAAATCGTCTAGCTAAGTTCTTTCCTCAGGCTAATTAAGTCCCCTCTTCCGTGAAAAGAAGGGGGGGACTTAATGTATTTGGTTTCACTGAGGTTAGACTATGGCCTTCCACTTACAATCAACCCGCAAACGGGTTTGGCACGGGACATCATCCCGCGCTGCACGGCGTATTCTACGTGAAGGATTTGTGGTCAACCCTCAAACAAAAGTATGGGATCAAAAAGAATATATATGGAAGGGGTCTTACTCCGGGACTTACCTAACGTTTAATTGGTTCACCGCTTACAGTAGTGCCAATCGAGCGGTAGAAAAATCTGGTGGTACTCCTGTTATCTTTGAAGTTCAGGTTGAAACCAAAACAGCTTTGCCGGATGAAGATAACTTACCCATGCCACATGATGCCTTAGCCCCTTCGCTGAAATTGGTTGAGCTTACCAATTATTGGGTACTGGAGTTAAACAAAAATCCTCGGGTGGTCAAGAAAATCATCCGACGAGCAGCAGATCACTTTCGCGCTACATTGGATTACCGCGCTACTGGTCGGGGGGATGGTATTCACAAAACCAAGTTTGCTAAGAGCTTTTCAGACAAGCGCTGGAAAGCCTTGCGCCCCCACGTCACAAATTATCTATGGGAATACTGGAGAGAACGCGTCGCTCACGCCACACGATATCCTCCTCATTCTGCTGGGGAAAGAGAATTCTCCAAAGAACAACATTTTACGTCCCTTCTTCGGAGAATGCTAGCCAACTTAATCAAAAAGATGCGTTGGTTCGTAAAAGTTCAAGAAGTAAAGGGAGACACTGGTTTTCTCAACCTTCGTATTGATGCTCCCATCACTTTTCGTGGTAGTAACAAGATTCTATCCGCCGTGGAATTGCTGCGAGATGATTATAGTGAGCGTGAAGCGAAGTTTGATCAAAGGTACCCCACTATCCTTAGACAAATTTACGGTAAGATGAGTCCTGAATTCGTTAAACAATACAGCACTAGGGTGGGTGACCATTACATTATAGAAAAGGGTGTCCTCGGTAAAACCCCGACTTTTACTGAAAGTCTAACAACATTAGACAAGAAATGAACCGAACCCACAAGATCCGACGCCACAGCAGAATATAGGTAGATCGCACATGAACAATAAACAGACTCTTCGTGTTATCAAGGCCATCAAACGACTCAATCCGGTTAATCTTCCGGTCGTGTATGGTTTGAGGACTCTCCTCAATTTTGAACCTGAAGAATGGCCTGTCATATGTCGTTTGCTAATCCAGCTTTGCAAACAAAAAGGCGTTCTCCCCAATCCCGATTGGACCCGGATTCCTCGAAGCCCTTCCAAATTTGAGGCCGTGCGGGCACGTTTGCACATTGATGCGGAACAAGCAGTGCGGAGAGCTGAAGCAGAATCCTTGTGGAAAGACGAAGAAGAATGGGATCAAAAGACTGAACTTCAGTCTGCTGGACCACCTGAAAGTAAAAAGGACACTGTTGTAGAAGAATTGGCCGGGTGGTTAGACAAGACCAGTAAAAAATTTGGCCCCCCAAAAGCCATAAAGTTGTCAAATGGGAAACGCTTTATAATTCGGGACGGGTGGATCACCCTAGCACAATTTCACGCAATGATAGAAAAGGGTGAGAGCGGTTATGCCTATTGTAACATGGCTGAAGGGGATTTCTTGTATCTCCGAGAAGGAAAACCTAGATATGAAGATATCTCCGGAGCACAGCCAGTTACCGGCAAGGACATCATTAAGATATTCGAAGACCCCGCGTGTACAATCACGCAAGAATTCGTAGATTGGCATATTAATGCGGGTGTTATTTACGCATCGAAGATTTGGAATACACCGGGCTGGGCTCAAGACGGGAAGCCTTCTGTTCTTGAGATTATTAGAAAATTCGAGAAAGTCACCCCTAAAACCATCCAAGCGGCGGGCGAAGCCCACATAGGCCGCTTATCTGTCCTCCACCCCCGGTTTATCCTGTGGTCTCTTCTCATGGAAAATGCGGCAGTCCTTGGAAAATTAACGCAGGAAGTTAAAAACGACAAAAAAACGCGCCTTACCGCTGCTCCTAAAGATTGCCCCACTGTCCCAAGTTTACCCGATGTTAATTTTATGCCTCATCAGGCGTATGCTCTGGCTGTGTTAGACAAAACTGATGCAGCCATTCTCGACGTAGACACTGGTGGTGGTAAAACTTTAACGATGCTGGCCGATGCCTTAAACATGCTAGCTAAAGGCAAAGCGACTCGCCCATGCATCGTCATGCCCAATATCCTTATCCCACAACAAAAAGATGAAATCCACAATTGGACAAAAGGCCAAGTAAACGTTTTAGTAATTAATTCTGAAACATATCATAAAATGGGGGGTGATAAAGAAACCGCATGGGCACAGGCTCTAGAACAAATTAAAAAGGCTCCCCCGAATACAATTGTTCTTACTAGTTATGAATTCTTATCAACTGAATACTATGAATTAGCTACTGGAGAATTTACTGCTTCAGGTAAACCCAAGTATGTTCGAAATTTTACCCGACCTAAAGACATGATGGCGGCTGGTGTGGATATGGTAAGTTTCGATGAAGCCCACCGAGCTAAAAACCCCTCCACCAATGTACACCAAGCATGTAAGGCTTTTTCCTCTGTTCCCATCAAACGTGTCGCTTCCGGCACCATCATTTCCAACAACCCCACTGATTTAGTAGGTACTATTGGGCTCCTCGACCCATCCATTTTTGGTACTTACAAACAATTTTGCAACAGATACGCCGCAGTTCATGACGCGAGCAAGGTACTCGTGTGGAAACCCAATGCTCAGAAGAAGATTAGACAAGCGTTACTCGAAGAAGCTGGGGTTAGTATTCGGTCGAGTGCTTGGAGGCATATGCTTCCAAAATTAGAGCAAAAAGTGCATTATTGTGATTTTACCACCGCTCAACAAAGAGTCTACGTCGCTGTTGAAAAAGCAGTCGTTAAAGAGATTCTGGCTGATCCCGAATTAGCAGCAGCGTGGGAGGAATTTCAGGCCGATCCAGAGAATGTAGGAAAGGATTTCGCCCCTAGTAAGATCCTCATTCGTTTATCGAGGATCTATAGTTATATCAATGATCCAACCAGTGAAAAATTTTCCAAATCTCTAGCAAAAGCGGACATGGTGTCCCCTAAAGTAGGAAAAGTAGATGAGTTACTAGGTAAACACTTTGGTAGTGATGGCAAAGGCAAGGTCATTATTTTCTGTGAACAAAAACGTCAAGCCCGTCATATTATGGAACACAGCAGATTTAAGGGGAAGATGCTGTATTATGATGCGAGTGTCAAAGCCAATATCACCACTTTCCAAACCAGTCCAGAAAAAACCGTTCTAGTAGCTGTCATGCAATCCCTAAAAGAAGGGCTAAATTTACAAGTAGCCAGTCGGGCCATCTTGTATAGCATGGTTTGGAACCCAGGAGACATGCAGCAAGCATTCGCCCGCGTTTTCCGTCCTGGTCAGAAAAACCGGGTTTCAGTTGATATTCTGTTGGCTCGAAAGACTGCGGATATGGCCAAATTCGCTCGGTTGGTCACGAAATTGCATGAAAAACGAAAAGTTGATAGTGATTACACCGATACCACAGAATTTACACTCTTTGGTATGAACTTGGACAACATCAGTACCTTCCGAACAGAAGAGGACATGGCACCTTATACAGAACGGTTCCATGACATGGAAGAGCAGCAGAAGGAGGAAGCAAAGGTAGCATTGAAGTTCTTCGGTCCGAAGATGATAGAAAAAAAGACTACCCCAAAAGCTATCAAGGGTTCCGAGAAGGCAGAAATGCCTCGAATCAGACAATCGGCTAATTACGATTGGGACCCCTATGAAGACGTACCTCATGACAGTGAGGGGTTGGCTGATCCGGACGATACAACTGATACACTAGATTTGACTATCGTCAATTACCCTGAATCGTTCCACCTGTGGGCACCCGCAGGAAAAACCAAGCTCAAGAGAGGCAAATACAGATTTTACAACGCCGATCCCTACTGGTTCTTAGAGTGTGGTACAAAAGCACGGGCTAAAAGTGTCCTAAAACGTCTAGCCACTAAATTGGACTTATGGGATGTAACTGGTACCACGGCGTCTGAGGGTGGGGTAGGCTTGACAGAACAATTAAAGTATTTGGGTAAATGGCGAGTGGTCGCCGCGAAAAAGAAACCCAAAGCATACGTGATCATTACGCTTTTTAACGGGCGACCGGGACTGTTGTGTGATGAATTGGACCCCCAAGCGGCACCCATCCTACGAGCCGCAAAATTCCAGTTAGTTCGTCGTAGCCTGTGGCTAGACCTCAAGAAAACGAACAAAACCCTGGTTCTTAAAATACTGGATTACATCGAAGGGTCTGAACGAAAACCAGGTAAATACTTCCTGCAAAATCAAGCAGAAATCCAAACCGTACTAAAACAGGTTTATACTTTGAATTGGGAAGCCAAACGAAAGGCAGACGTAGAGGAAGAAGAAGAGGTGGAAGTGGATGATTAAATAGATTGCCCGAACACTCGTAAGTAACACCATGGCCAAAGATGCTAAGAAAATATCCGAAGACGTGGTGAAGGGGCTCAAGGAATTGGATCGCAAGGGCGAGTTGGTTCGCGCGGGGGAGAAGGTTGCTAAGGCTATCAACGATCTACGCAAAGAAAGGGTACTCACTCCACAGAAGTTGAACCGAAGAGCCACTATCTAGTCAATTCTTGGAACCTGTCTTTCCGTTTGATTTGGGTTGCATCAAAGTGTTCTATTAGGGGGTGCAGTTCCGGGTGGTTCACATCCAATCCACCACCCGCTTTAATCCCAGTCATCAGGGTGACCCACACTTCATCGGACCAAAGATCGATTTGGCAAAGAAGTGAATCCAGCACGCGCATCGCACCAACCACACAAGGCTGAAAAGCGCGACACTCCGGGGGTCTATTCTCATAATCATCACAGCGGAATCCCCCATCCCCCCAATATAGATGTGTGCAGACCGTCAAGGAGTCTTTTCCCAGACTCTTGATGGGGAATGCGATACAACAAACCCCGCAAAAAGTACACTCATTATTCGTACAGAGAGTGTTCTTCACACTACATCCAGTATACATACCAGAAACCCTATCCACACCGCTTGGAAAGGTGACATGAGATTTCCCTTTATCCTAACGCTCAGCCGCCACCTGCGACCTCCGGGCTATGAACCCAGCGCGCTACCAACTGCGCCACTCCGCAACAATAGTAAGCAGAATACCGCCTCGTCAGCGGTTGTCAAACCCACTACGACTTAACGAGAATACAACAAGAACTCACCAATCTGACCGTCCGGCCGCAAACGCATAGCAATTGGACCGTGGTCGTGGCCCTCCCGGAAAAACCCATTGATAATCCCCAACACGCCCACATGCGGCTTCGAGCTACCAGGAATAGTTTTTACAACAACTTTGGGGTGCTGAACAAAAAGATCAACACATGGCTCGCGGTGTTCAAACAACCGGGTAATAGCTTCCCGATCAATATCCAACAGCTCATTCAACAACTTTACTACTGTCTTCAATTCCACGCGACGCAGCATTACATCTCCACCTACTAGGCAATAGCAAGAAACTAACAGTGATCGCTATTTGGCTGACTATACGGGGGAATCAACATATACGTCTCTGTAGCATCAGGCGGCTCGTGCTCATCGGCCATCCACTTAATCACTGGCAACAAATCCCTGGATTTGACCATCAACTTAACAACAGCCCAAACCATTTCTTCCGCTGACGGAATAAAATGCTCTCCGTGCAACGAACGCCGCACTCCATCAGGGCTAAACTATCGCGCAGCCAGACCGGAATCCTTGGAAACTATTTGGGGTCGAATTAGGCGTGGTTACTCTGTGGTCTTTATTGGCCGCCAGTTATTCAGTAAAAGTCCGTTGAAACTGTCTGGATTGTCACACCACTGTCCCTTTCCTCTATCGAAGTATTCCAAACGACCATCCGAATGGAGACGATTACGATGACCTGCATCATCACTAAACTCAACGTCGGGATTTTTCCGCATCTCAGTTAAAGCGTCCAAAAAATCCATGTTGCCTCCGGTTATTCAAAAAGGAAGACGGCCGCAGCCACAACTGTGGTCCATTTACCATTCTTATCGCCCTCGGTGGATTGCACAACGGCGCGTGTTTTGACAATCTGACCACTCATCTTGTAGACTTCGCGGCGTTCATCATAGTCACTGTCGGCGTTGAACTCTATGCCAAGCGTAGTTGCCAACATACTAGCAGCCATGTCCTCAACGAAATCAGCCGTCTTGAGTTTGGTGAGTCCATACCCGTGATGCTCGGAAATGTAACCATACTGATCCCCCTTGGCGGGTACAGCAAGTCCTATGCCGGCAGAAACCAATCGATTGGGCTCGTTGGTACGAGTTTCAGCCAAAACACAATAGGTTATTTGACCGGGAACGAGCTTCGCCAACCCAGCTCGGCGTGAGATGATCTTACATCCAGGTGGATAGATGCTCGATACTTTCACCAAATTGCACAATGCAACCCCCGCATCGCGCAACGCAGCCTCAAAAGATTCCAGGGGGTGGTGGTGCTTACCCACCCCACGAGTGAAGAAGAGTTGATTCGGAACCATTTCCACGTCTCCTAATCTGATGAGACAGGGGCGAATATCTCCTGCAACACGCCCGCCAACTCTGTCCTGGGACGATGAGTAGTACATTCCGCGTTGTGGGTTGCCCTTCGCTTGCCTGCCTCACGTGATGCCTCCCACGCTTCCTTGATCTGCCGCAATTTCTCTGTCTCTGCGGTTACACCCTTGGTGGGTGGGGTCGAGTGATGGATCGCGTCATAAAAAGTCCGAGGGATTTGTATCATCTCTCTGCTACACAACGGACAGTTAGTTTCCTCGCTGGCCTCGCCCCGATTCTTACAGGAGTCAGCTACACAAACCATTACAACCTCAGCCATTACTCTCCAGTCCTTAGCTGGATTAGCAATCGTTAAAATCTTCATTGCCAGGTCTCGCATTCCGTCTTGGTACCCCCGACCATACGCGGTCTCGGATTCCGCCAGGTCGCCTGGTGCAGGTTGGACGAGTCCGCGTCGGCTGTTGGCAATTAACACATCGACTGCTTTCCCCGGAATCACTCTCGCGGCAGTCACTGTCTTCTCCTATTTATGGCCTGCGCCGTGGCTTTACCATAATGCGAGCAGTGCTTGGTGATAACCCTTACGGTTTCAGTTGCAGCTTCAGATTGCCGCGGACGTCCCACACCACGTCTCCTTTCTTCAACATTTGGTTAATCAATCGCCGCGCGTCTGTGGAACCAATCTTAAGCTGGTCTTGAAGATGACAAACATTCGGATGGCCATACGCTCGCACGGAGTCCAACGCCTTTTGGTAGAGATCATTTTGTGGCTTCGTTGTCATTTCCCTCTCCACTCCTTCTTCAGTCGGTAGAGTCATGCCCCGCCGGTCTATCTCCTGTACTACGAGCCTACCGACTGCCGAATTACCAATGCTATCGATTCGTTTGTCATTGCCACTTCCATCCACGATTTTCTATCCTCCGGTAAAACCGAAACACCCCTCGGATAAGAGTACCGCCTATCCCAACACAGATATCACCGCATGTTGCTACATCATTCCACCAAGCGAACATGTCTTCTCCTCTTGAGGGCTATACTCCAAATCAAATTTGAACCCGTGTGTTTTATCACAATAGACCCCAGGTTTCAACCGATCCAGGTAAGGCTTCAATGAATCGTAATAGTCATGGAAATTTTCACCACTAGGTCTAAGACGACCAGCTTCACATTCACCTTGAATCCAGTTAGCCTCATTGCAGGCGGTCAAAATGGTAACCTTATCGGGACCAAAGGTTGGCTCATCAATTAATGGAAGGCAATCACTGAAACTCTGAGAGGTAAAATGACCACAGATCGGACAAAACCACCCGGCTTGGCACCCAGGCAGATTAACGGTAATACCACAGTTACAACAAGAGTCCCCACTCACACCGAAGCCATATTTTACCCGAAACTCAACTAAATTTTCCCTAGTCGCAGCAAATACCCCTCTGTGTTGAGAGGAATCTTTTGGCCATTTCCAGTCAGATTCAGGCTTGGCCACAAGACGACCACGGCGGCGCAATTCCTCTACCAAAAGATTCTCCCGTTCCAGGATAGCCAGAAAAGGTGAATCAGGCGGCAATTGGTGAGGACGACCTACCAGGTCCCGTGCGCAGACTCCCAATTCCTCATGGATGGCGGATCGTGATAGTTCGCTTAACGTTTCCCGTGACACGAGTGTCCTCCTACCTAAACACGAAAACAAGCACAGATTTGTGGTGAGTAGGACCATAGTATGCAATTTACGATTGCCATTTCGATCCCCTAGATCAATTGGTAAAAACAGCCACAACATCCTGAACCTGAACCACCATCAGTCTGTCATCGGCCTCGAATCCAACAGGCACCGCGTTCTGCGGATTAAAAAGAACCCTGTCATACTGCTTGATTGGGTAGTCGGGGTCACTGTCTACCTTGGCTGATATTTCTACTACCCGACCAGTTAGGGTGGGAATTTCCAAAGAACCAGGTAACTCAATTCCGCCTTTGGTGGTGGTTCTGTTCTCGTCTTTCCGGATGAGTACCCGTTCTCCAAGAGGAATCAAGGTCTCCATTTTCTTTTTCGTTTTCAAGCGGGCCTCCTAAGTGAATGAGAGAGGTGATTACAAGATCTACGATTCTCGTCAAGAAAAACCACATCTGTAATAGAGCGATTCAAACTGTCGATGCTGGTTTTTATCACCCTTGCCTTCTTCCAAAACTGGCGATTCTGGTCGGGTTGGTCTCCGCCTGCCTGAACCCAAGCAAACCCATCAAAAGCGTACGCTTCATCACCCGGTTGAAAAGCGGCCTGGCAACTCATCGCACACTCAGAACCTTAACCACACGCCAACAAGTTCCCCTTTTCGCTACATGGTCAGAGAGGATCTCATAGGTGTAGTTCAAATCCAAGGCTTCCAAAAATTCTACGTAGTGGTAAAAACCGTCCAGCAGCAGAACCGTCCCTGGCCTCACATTTTTACGATGTAACTCATACCATAGTTTTCGTCTAACCCCATTCGGGCCATCATTGATGATGAGGTCAAATATACCGTCAACAATCTGAGCCGGAAAGACTTCCCAGAAGATTGTCTCTATTGAGGAATCCGGGCACACGAAGGTGGGGTCGTTCTCATAGCTAACATAGCGGTAGTCAACGCTCTTGTCGCGGAGCAATTTTGCTAGAAGCTCAGTGCTCTTTCCTGTTCCGAATTCCAGGATACTGAGTTTATCCACGAAAGTGACTGCGCGGAGTGCCGAAAGAACAGGGATTTGATCCATACTCCAACCCCCGGTGAATTCTTTGGTATCATCCAACTCAACTTGTAGTTTCATCGCACCTACTCCTAATTAAGTAGTCCACTCACAATCGCCCCGATGAACCTAGACCCAAAGGCAAGCAACAGGCCAATCATTACAATTCCCAACTGACAGCCGCTCATAGTCCTCTTGTAACGCTGCCCACGTGTTTGCTGCTTCTTGTGGTGTCCTACATTTTGGAACGTGATTTTAAGACAGTCAGTGATGGATGATCTTTTGCGAATTGCCGACAGAAAACGCGATCTTTCACAACCCAATGTTTGGCATATTCTATTGCTTCTTTTCGACGCCAACCCGGCCCCAGCCACGTATTCGCGTGAAGAGTGTTTGGGAAGTAAATATCAAGAGTCCACCCCGTTACTCCCTGTCCATTCCAGTCTTTCCTCACGATACCGAAACGTTTATTCTGAGGAAAAGGACTAGATAGACAAGTTTCATCCAGCCGGGAGTCCACAACAACAGGTTTTTCTCCTATCCACACGATATCTCGGAGTAAACGAGCTACACTTACACAATCCCCTATTTGATCGTTTAGATGGCCCAGTAGCCTTTGATTCCTATCCATATCCTTACGAATCTGATCCGCTTGGGCTTCTAGCATTTTCAAAGACGTTTGCACTTGATCCGGGGTCAATCGTCTCAAATTAGCAGTTGTTAATTTTAAACTGATCTTCATGCGAATCTCCGGTACCTCTCTTATTGGCCGAGTCACTTCCATTACCGAAGGGGGGGGGTGGGATAGAGCAGGGCGAGGTAGGTACGTGGATGCCCTACTCTATCCCGAGGCGAAAAAGAGTGGGGAGCAGGGGCTTGTGATGCCAACCCTGCTCCCCAAGTAAATGATTCGTCCGACGAGGGGGCAGACGTGTCCGGGGAAACACTGCCCGCCCACGCTCGTCGAATGTCAGTTAAGAACATGCTCACCAATAAAGTCATTGGGGTGATCTACCAAAGTGTCAGCGGCTTCCATCGGATCGCGGCCCCAAAGTTGTATCATGCTTTTAGCCAATTTCTGCTGAACCACTTTCAGTGTGTCTTGCTTTTTACACACCTCATCTAACTCTGCGTAGATGTCTCCCCTTATGTGGGCCTGAGTATAGAGCACAGCCCCCGGCATGGTTATTCCTTGCACGACATCAAGATAAACCTGGAGTTCCAGCATCTTGACATAGTTGTCTTTGGCGACCCTACCCTTGAGCTGCCCATAGACAAACGGCAAATCCAACCACCTGTGGAATTCTTTCATCCATTCCCATTTGTCTTGGAGACGACCACCATGGAACGCTACGAAATCCCACAATCCCCCACCCCGCATACTAGTGAGCCAATTTTGCTCGGCACATTTGATATCAACATCAGCGAGAGGAAGGGTGGAGTGGCCACGATTGTTTTGAAGAAGCAGAGAACCATCATGCACATGGAGCCCACATGGAACCCATCCTGCCCTGCGTCTTCGTCTTTGATTAGACAAAGAATGCCGGGTAAGAATTTCATGATGACTGTTCAAAGCAGGGTACCCAGGTAAGAACACCTGACCACTGGGTAATACCAGTGATCTCGGTTTTCGTCCACCGGGACCATACAGTTTCTTTCTGGTTTCCCAGGCTTTACGAGCAGCTTCGGACCGACTGGTCTTCTTTTGCTCATCTCCCAACGCAAGTCCCACCGCCCCGTCACTAGGGAGGTTTTTATCTGGAGCGACAGGGACTGGGTTGCCCGTTTCACCATCTCCTTCAACATCGTCGAAGTTACCATCCAAATCCGGTGTTTGGACGGGAATCTCACTTACGAACGCGTGTCCATAAGGGCCACACACATTGCACCTCCTGGTTTTAGGGAACAGCGAATAGCTCAGAAAGTTATCGATTTGTCCATAATGTCGATAACAAGGACTGGACATCCTCGGACATCCGAACTACCGCTTGGCTTGCGACCTGTTCCAAACCTCTTAATAAAATGTCTTTCACTATTTCCATTATACCATAAGAGGGGGGTATCTGTCAATACAACAAAAACCTAACAAGACCTAGCAGGCCACCACCCAGTGGTGTATAGATTTACGGCCCAACCCCCCGAAATTCACTTCTTCTATCTTCTGGACCCGATACGGCAGGGCCGCGACAAAATCATCTAAAGAACACCCCTGAACCGGCTTGAAATCCAAGATGGCCTTGTCCCGGAGAGTGATTCGCTTGAACGTCTCATGAATCGCGCGTTGATATTGCTCAAGCGAATCATAGCCCCCATCCCCGTATTCGTCCTTGTTGAAGAAAGGCGGACTAGTAATTACTCCGTCACATTCAACGGGATCCATCTGAGAAGAATCAGCGTGATGAATACGTACGCCGGTTAGCCCCATTTCCTTAGCCATGATAACGTTAGCACTACAAGTCCAGGGGTTGATGTCGAATCCAGTGTATGTCTTCCCAATAGCACAAGCCCCCAACATTCGACCACCAAAACCAGCAAAGGGGTCCACTATCTCCGGCCCGTCAACCATGAGGGCCATTCGCTTACCTAATGAATCCTGGAACATGGTTGGAACCATGTCAAAAAGCTTAAAATAGCGACGTAGGGAAGTTGGAGACAAATTGGCGTATTTTATTCTATTGGCGGTTATTTTCGCCGGGTTGCACCGCCAATAGGATATGGGATCAACTTCGGCTCTGGACGTCTTCATTGTCCACAGATGTTTGTGGTACCACTCCATGGCCGTTCTACAATAGCAGAAGCCTTTAAGGGAAGTAGTCTTTTGTAAACGGGCGTATTGGTCTTGAAAAGCGATTTTGTCGTATGTGAATACAAACGGATTATCGTTGGCCGCACAAAAATCAATGATATCGGCTTCCAGCCGCAAACGCTCTTTCGAATCAGGTTCCCCCTCCAAACTCCAACTAATCGGATGAGGAACAAACCCCCGCGACATCAACTGATCCTCGTGGTCGTTGTCTGTGGAATAGGGATACTTTGGGTTCTGGTATTCAATAGCCAATTTCCCCACTACGAAATCCACGCCCAAGTCTTCACAGAGCTGTTGGTTATTGTCCTGAGTTAGATTCAAGATTTCTACCAACAGCTTGGCCCCTCGTTTATTGCGGCACCGCTTAGGTAAGGGCTTTTGGCTAACTGCTTTTTTACACCACACGCACTCTTTTTGGACCAAATCCCGGTTGCAGACCTTGCATTTTTTAGATTGCTTACAACTCCCACAAAGACGGCTCTTAGAAGAGTATGTTTCGAATAAGGTTTTACAGCGGTGACATTTTTTGGTGTATTTCCCCCTCTTCTTCTGATGCTCTCCTCGAGATAAGGTGTTGCTAATTTTATCGCGAGTTTCTTCGCTCAATACTCTGGATTTTGCACACCGATTAGAACAAGTTTTACGACCCCGTTTCCCCTTTTTGGTTTTAAACTTTGTTCCACATTGACAAAGCCTCTCCTCTAAGAAGGACTCTTTATAACACGCTTGAGAACAATACTTCCCCCTCCCCCGAGCCACCTCGGCTTCAGAAATATCAAATGAGGCATTACAATTTTGACAAGACCGCAGGATGACATTCCCCAGAAGACGTATGACCCCAAATAGGACCGGCAGGATTTGAACCTGCGACCCCCGCCTTAAGAGGGCGGTGCTCTGCACACTGAGCTACGGTCCTGAAGATTTATAATTGGGACTGGTGGGGCTCGAACCCACGACTCACGGCTTAACATCCGACATCATGTTTCCATAACCACCAACACTAGGGCTGGCTTGTCGGCTGGACCATCTCTTAACCATCTCAGGCTGAGTGCGTATGGCCTCTACGGATCCCGCGTCAGACGGTTTCCTCGGGATTATCGTGAGCATACTTCTTGTACACTCTTACGACGTTCCCCGATATGGCACTCTCCACTTCTGCAGTTGCACTTTGAAGATTTCTCTTTCTAGCGAAAGAGGTTCCACAAGACCTGCTACAGCAGGTACAATCTCCCCTCCCCTTCCCTAGGTGAGTTCGATTGTGTTTTCTTGAGAACGATTCACCACAATAGGACAGACGAAATCGCACCACTTTTGTTTCTGGTCAAATCCATGTCTCCTAGCGTGTTCGGCGTTAGACAGGAGTTCCAGATTCTTAGGTCGATTATCCTTCCTGTTCCCGTTCTTGATGAACCACTTCATCGGAATCGAGAAGTCTACCGATCATGTTCTCCATGACGACCCTGTGCATAGGCACGTAATCATGTGCATAAGCTAGGGTGCTTCCTTACAACAGCGAAGCTGTAAGGACTGGCACTGACAACCCTCTCGATCTTCCACACAGAAGGCTCCTATTTTTCCTGAAGGCCGTTGCTCTACCAACTGAGCTACAATCCCATTACTTCTCCTAACGAATGAGTGACTCCTTCCATTAAAGTTGTGGGCCGGACTCCTACCGGCTGTACAAGCAGCACTCGTTTTCCTACAGGCGGGTATACCGCTCTCCAGTGGCCGAGCCAGCACGCTATGTAGCCACAGCATCATTCCTTCCTAACGAATTAAAAAGAAAATAAGTGGTAAGGGCTTGGGCCTCGGGCGGAATTCCTCACCCTTACCACTCCCGATACCCGCGCCGGTACCGGATCAGCTCTGCTGATTGTCACGCCTGGATTCGGCGGCGTTCCCTACATCCGTCTGCTTGTTAAGCTCCCCTATGACTTTTCTTACCCTCGAGATATTGGTTACTCACAATTTTGAGCTTTACCCGACCACACATATTATCGCGTCTCTCTTTAATTGGTTGAACCACCACGCCTTCTCTAAGGTGGTTTGCCCCTGGGATAAGGCTGTCCCCCTCCGCCAGCTCAAGAACTTCCTCATTACAGAGACCCCGATAAACCACAGGTGCCCAATTCAATCCCGGCACCTCTGAAACAAGGGTGAAGGCTTCATCAAATTCTAACCAATTCCCATCCAGATCAAGTATATCAAAAACTGCTACAAAGAACTGATTACGATTTGCTCCATATTTGAGACTCTGAACCTGCCCGTACACCTCAGCATAAAGGACCAGTCCAGGATGAGCGCGACACCAGGTTTCGATAGCCGGATTTTGTTGGAGGGTTTGCCACCAGGGACTCTTTTCGTCCTTTTTCTTCCAATTGGTTCGACTACCACAGAACATCCTTAGTGTTTCACTTTCGTTGGGGAAGGCAGCGTCACAAGGACCTATCGGAGTACCATCTGGCCAAGTCTTATCTGACTTGGGGAGAGTACAAACAAACCGAGCGTTACAACCATGAATCTTCTCGGTTACTACTATCTCTTCACCCTCAACAAAGATACCGCTGCCATAGCGGCGGTAATTCTCGACATCATACTTGGGGTAGTAACCATGTGGGCCAGTTTCATTATCTGTGTTGAAACTCGTCGGAAGAGGCGGCTCGTAGCGGGTGATACCCATCAGTTCCATGACATCATCACCCTCTTTGGTGCCCTCCGGTGCAAACCATACTAAACCCTGCGACAAAATCCCGCGAAATCGACGTACCCGAATCCGACGCCATCGGTCACTACTGGAGTCCTTTAGGAACTGAAATGCCTCAATATCAGGTACCATATAGTCAGGTGGAATATAGACGGCTAAATCGCCTTCCTTAAAATCATTCAGCCGTATACAACAGGACCAACCCCAAATATCGACCAACCCCAGGGTATCCGCGTTAGGGTGTTTTTTCACCTTAGGAATGGTTATGACTTCAATCGCATGAGAACTCATTGACTTACCCTCAAAACATCCATAAATTCCGAGATGTCATAAGTGGCCTGATTCCAGGGCTGAGGAAAAAGCACAGCTCTAGCCCCCTCTTCGCTACTGAAATCCTCTACCTGTTTTGGCGTGTCATCAATCAGCAATGTGTGGGGTCGAGCTAACAGATGTTTGTGCCGAGTAAAAACAAACCGATCAAACTGAGAACCGAAGATCCTCTTAATCCATCTAACTCTGCCATGAAGAGCAGCAAGAGAGGCAGCAGCGGTACAAAGATACCATGAACCCCGTTTTTCGATCAAATCCACTAGTTCTTCCAACCATGGATAGGGTTCCAACTCTGCCCACCACGTACTGGATTCATTGAGGGTTTTCCAAAAAAGGGTGGAACTAACCCCAATCAATTTATGTAAAGCCCTGGTGTCCGCGTCCGTAACATCTACTCCAAACTTATCCGATACCCCCTTGTTGAAGTCAACGATAACGCCATCCATGTCCAAATATGTGATCACGCGTCTTCACCAATGAATAAAGAAGGATTTAACGAATGACGCAACTCTGGCCCGCAACGAACGGGACAAACCCCTTGCGATTATGCTTGTGTCTTGGTCATAAACCAACAACATGTCCCCACCCGTAGATACAAATAACTTGCCATCGGCTACATGTACTACTAGCTCTTGGTCCTTGACGTTAAGAATTGGCAGGGTACCAATTGGTGTTGACATAACTCACATTCCTCTGGGCTTTCTAACGAAGTCCACCAACTAATTCTTTTTGCAAAGTCTTAGCGAGAGCAGTTGGGTACGCTCTGAGTGTAGGTGTGTAAAGTAATCCTCGCGATACCAGATCACGTACACACCAATCGGTGACACACCATGGAGGACGACCGTCGCCTAAAAGACGATACCCAAGGGGCTGTATGTGTAAAGAGGCTCCGGTTAACAATCGTCGCATCACATTTCGTGGCCCTCTAGAAAGAGCCTGTAATGCAGGGTGTGTCATGAGGCTTCTCCTTCTTCTGCCATCGGATCAGGCTCACTGCCGTTGCAAATAGGGCACTTTACGATATGAGCCATACTACTAGACCTCCAAGAATCACACCAGCAATAACCGCCGCCCAGCGTTGCCAAGGTTTAATCAACAGTATCATCGTCGTCGTCCTTTTTAGGTGCTACATCGGGCCTGGCAACTATCAAAACTTCTTGTGCCATGTCTTGCCTCCCGTTTTGGTACCCCCGGAGATACGCTTCGGTCAATCTGGCATCGCCCGGTTGTGTGGTTTCTTCCGCTGGTCGTTTCGCCTCACCGCGCAGGGTTTCAACCATCTCAGGATCAATCAGTATGGGTTCCATATCAACCTTCCTTCTTCTTTTTAGCAAATGGACTCTTTGGTTTACACTCCCGATCAGCCCCAGCGTCTAGCCACTTTTCGATCAAATCCATGTGCTGGGTAGTAAAATCCCAGGTGATGGTATCAGCGGCGTTTAGACCAATCTCCATGTCCACTTCCAAGGGCGTAAACTCTTTATCGATCCCGTACCGATCCAACCCTGGATCGAGCATGACATCTTCGATTACCTCAACAGCATCTCTCAGTTCTGTTCTGGGAACGACAAAATAGATGGAGTCATGGACTACGTTAACGGCTCGCCAAACCTTTTCATGAGTGTAAACGTACTGCCAGAATTTATACACGGCTAGCATTTGAACGTCACTGGCAGTAGACTGGATCCCAGAGTTTTGACATTGATTGCGGGCGTGAGTATGCTCACTCTTGATAGACCACGCACCATACGTAGTTCGACGACGTCCAAACAAGCTGTACACGAATCCCACATTGTCAGCGGCCGCGTTATTCTGCTTGAGGAATTTGGTTAGATTAATGAAGGGACCAAGGAAAGCATCTACCTTTATCTTAGCTTCTTCTACTGGAATGCCAAGTTTCCCAGCCATTTGGTGCTCGGGGGTACCGGAGAACATGCAACCAAATGTAATCCCCTTGGCTTCAGTACGCTGATCTTTGGTAACCTCACCAACCGGGATACCAAACACCCGCGAATAATTCTGTTTGTGGGCGTCGCCTTCCCCATCCACAAAAATGCGCTCGTATAATTTCGCGGTGGGCTTCTTACGGAATTTCGCCTTTAATTTACTAATGGCCCTAAACACAGCAGCCATCTTATCATCTTTACTCGTTATGGCCCCAATTCTCACTTCAGCAGTCGAGTAATCTGCTGCTATGAGAACCCACCCCGGTGGAACGGCCACAATTCGTTTTATCCAGGTTTTAATCTCGTTTTCAGCACGCGGTATCTGTTGCAAATTAGGATCAGTACAAGACAACCGGCCAGTAACCGTGGAGTTAATGCGAAAAGACGCCCTTATTCGTTCGTCTGTATTCATCGCAGCGGCGTCCACAAAACTCTCGATGAACCCCCGCATTTTGTGGGCCTGTTTGTATTCCTTAATCTGTCGAACGACTTCTATTTCCCCGTAGTGTTCTTCAAAATCCTTACCAGTGGGGAATTTTCCCTCTTCTGCTCCTGGTGGGGGCTGCAACCGCAGGAATTCATAATAGAAAGGGACCAAGTGTTTCTGGGTTTTCATTGGGTCAAACAGTTGTTCGTTTTCGTCGTCTAACACTTTGAACAGAGTGGGTTTGACTTGCTCGTCGTTAAGCTGCTCGTTAAATTTGGCAACTTTGGAATCTGTGAACAGATCCGCTCTTTGGCGGTTGATGAGATTCGAAAGCGAGTTTTCCCATCTTGTACCCAGAAGCTTTGTAGCCAAATCCATATCAAAGGGCAGACCAGCCGACTCTAATTCTGAGACGGAATAGGACAGTTTGGCCATGATCTCCATTGGTGTTTTGAGAAGACCAGAGTCTTTTGCAGCGATTAGCTTCCGCAGTAGTTTGTACAGACGTAGGGTGTAGCAGGCGTCTTTAGAACCATACCAGATCACATCCTTCCCTGGAACCCGAATCAGACTGCTGCGGTGTTCCTTTGCCGCTTCCCAATCTGGGTCAACAAAGTCGAGCCAATACTGGACCATCGCGTCTAGCGAAGACCGAAACATGGGGGGGCCACCCGACCGCGTTTTGTCGTTAATATTCTCATCCAGAAGATACTGCATAATCATAGTATCGAACTGGAATTGAGCCACCCTAATTCCAAGACACCCCCGAGCGATGGCTAAGTCAAACTTGGCGTTGTGAGCGATTTTGGGAACTTTGTTTCGAAGGAGATCCTTGAGCAAACGACGTACTTTGGGTTTCTGTTTTTTCGTCCACCCCGCATCCGGGTGATCAACCAGAACTCCCCAACAATCAGTGCTATTGGTTGACCAATGCAGGGATACTATGGCGTTATCCCCCGGACACCTCGATAGACCGGTTGTTTCAAAGTCAAACGCCATGACTTTGGCCTTGGATGCTTCTGCCACAGCCTCTCGTAGTTCTGGCAAAGTCTTAGCCCACTTCACCTCCGGCTGCTCTCTCATCTTAGAGATGTCAAAGGCCGTGTTTGCTGATGCCTTTGTTATGTCAAGGAACAACTGTGATCCCCGATGAGGGTTCCTCACAATCATGGAAGGAGACCAAGTCGCCATAACCCGAATAGCGGGGTCAAATTTACACGGATAGAAATTCCCCCGTTTGTTAACCAGCCTGTCCCCCTCTTCTTCATCAATAAGGGCTGACACGGCTATTTGACCAAGAGCTATGATAACTCGGGGCCTTACTAATTCGATCTCATGTTGTAGGGCCTCTCGGTTACTTTCAATAGATTCCTCGGTGGGAATCTCAGGATTGTGTTCTACGATAGGCGGCATCGTGTTGACTACATTAGTCAAATAGATGTTATAAGCCGATTGATCGGAATTTTCGATACAGAACCGAAGTAAATGACCTGCCCTACCATGGAATACTCGGTTAGCTAAATCATCATCTTTCCCAGGTGCGTCACCAACAAACATAATGGTAGTAACACACTCCTCGGGAAGAGCATAGAATTCTGCTGGAATATTGGGGTTGCGTGCCCCCGCCAATCGACCAGGGTCCCTGGCTGGGCGGGGTCGGTTTTCTCGATAGAGCTTCCTTCCGGATTTGGTCAGATCAACTTTGGGGTAAGGAGTATTCCAGGGGTTTTCTCTGCCACCACGGAATCCACCCCGCCCCTGTCTTTTATAGCCTTTACCCTCAGACCTTTGCCCCATCTGTTTAGGACCAGATTTTAATAGCCCCAAGTTACACCTCGACTTTAAAATTAACAATAAACTCAAGACGCATCATACCCAATATGCTCCTGATTCATAATCGAATTCTTGGTGATCTTGTAAGGTTGGGTCTGCTATCCACTGAAAAATGGAAGTTTCTCCCCCATCGTACTTAATAGACAGGCAAGTAAAAAGTAGCGGGCCACCGCTCCAGGGAGAAACCTGTAGGGTCTCAACAAGTTTACCAAGGAGGGGCGATTGCCATACTCCTAGGGGAACTTCTTCGTCGAACATTCCAAGAGTGGTGTTCTTCTCTTCCAACTTAGGAAGAGCTGTGATAAAGGCGGTCGCCTTGGCAGTCAGGCCAATGTATTGTGTAGATCGAGACATAGGTTATTCCCAGCCTGTGCTAAATTTGCGTTCTTCACGGCGGGCGCGTTTCCTCTCATGAGCACGTTCTTGTATGTCTACCAGACCAATTTCTCCCAGAAATCTACTGGGACCTACTTCTCTAACGGAATCCCTTTTTCTCCCATCAGGAATAGTCGCCCGAGAACTGATGTGTAACCAATCCTTAGCCCTAGTCATAGCGACATACATTAGTCGACGTTCTTCTTGATCATCTTCCTCCCCATCCCCTTCAGCTAAAGCCCGGCTGGAAGGAAGAACCCCCTCCTCCACGTCGATCAAAAACACGCAGGGCCACTCCAATCCCTTAGCAGAGTGAATAGTGGAGAGAGTGATGACATTTGGGTCGTCCTTATCCTCAGGAGAAGTTAGCTTGGCGTCCCTCAAATAAGCATCGGCTGAGTCATACGAGTCTAAACTAATCACAAATTCTTCCACATTGGCAAAACGGTCCACCCCGTCTTCTTCACCCTGACCTTCGTAATAATCATAGAATCCTGACTTTTTAAACACACTGTGCATGGTGGTTCGCAGATCGTATTTAGCTTCCTGGTGTTTCGCCAACAACTGGGCAAAGGCCCTCAAATTAGTTACAGGATTCTTCCCTAAACCAGGAATCTCATCGGCCCGCAAACACGCGGCCAGTATATCACCGTCCGTGTGGGCCTCGGCGAAATTTTCCACTTTTCCAATTTTCACTGGGCCAACCTGTCGAGAAGGTACCGCGATGGCCTCAGCGAAGGCCATCCCATTCTTTGGATTGGCCAATAAAGTCAAATAGCTCAGAGCCATTCTGACTTCTTTGCGGTCATAGAAACTGAAACCCCCAGTTATCCGATAGGGAAGATCGGCTAGCCGTAAAGTGGTTTCTATTATGCGTGAAGACCGGTTTACTCTGTACAGAACAGCAAAATCTTTGGGCCGTTTCCCCGCACCCAACATCTGTTTAATTGTACCAGCAATACTTCTAGCCTGGCCCTCCCCCTCTTCGAATTCAGCATATTGAACTTCGGCTCCCACTCCCCTGTTAGAAATTAGCTTAACACCAGCCCTACCAGAGTTGTTATGAATTAGAACTTCGGACTTAGCCAGTATGTCAGCCGTTGACCTATAATTCACAGGTAAAGTGATCACCCGGCAATCCGGGAAATGAATCTGAAACTTGTCTAGGTTATCCGGGCGTGCTCCCCGCCAACCATAGATACTTTGATCTGGATCCCCAATCATGTAAACGTTTTTGTGCTGTTCCCCCAAGGAACACACTAGATCATATTGGATGCGATTGGTGTCTTGACTTTCATCGACACAGATGAAGCAGAATTTCTCTTGCAACGCTTTCCGGACTCTACTATTAGTTTGTAATAACTGCCAAGCGAAATACAACAATCCACTGAAATCAACACAACCAAGTTTAAGAAGCGAATCCAAGTAGGTCATCCCCACTGTGGCAAAATCGGGTGTGTCGAGACGGTTATGGAGTTCCTTAAAAGGAAGCATTTCCTCCCGAACATAATCTACTTCTCTCACAATTACAGAGGCCCCAGGATCGTTAATCTCTATTCCGTTCTTCCGGGCAATCCGCTTGATAGCATTCTGCTGGTCTTTTTTATCATAAATGGTGAAATTCGAGGAGAGACCAATGGATTTACCATACTTCGATAGGACCAGGACACACAGCTTGTGGAATGTACAGACGAGCAACCCCCGGACTTGTTGCTTAGACAACCGCCGTTCGGTTCTCTCCATCATTTCACGAGCGGCTTTGTTAGTGAAAGTCAAACAAAGGACCCCCCGCGGATCTTCACCGTGTTTAATTAGCCTAGCTACACGAGAAGTCAAACATCTGGTTTTTCCGCTCCCAGGGACCGCAACCACCAGACAAGGACCCGTGGTGTGTTTGATGGCTTGTACTTGGTGTTTGTTTAGCTTGATTTTGGCCATGATTTTCTACCAGTGTAAATCCACACCTCTGCATCTATTCCTGACAGCAAATCAACCATATGAGGTTTAACCACCGCCCAATCAAGACCCCCATACCCACAGCCCAGTAAAGGAACAGCGATCGAATTCCACAAAGGGTGCTGTTCCATCACGTTGACGATTTCCTTGATCCCCGACACGATCCATTCAATGCGAGAAACACCCCGCCAGTGGTGCTTAGTAGCAACACATAGAACTGGAGGGCGATCCCACACCCAAACGGAACCCGGAAGAATACTGCTACTCTTACACGCCCTCTGATAAGCTTTGAACATAGAAGGAAATGCAAGTTTGAATTGAAGAGCTATCCCGGCCCCCATTACCCCCACACAGTTAACCGCGTTAACCAACACATCGGCTTTAGACTTGAACAGATTTCCTTGTCGGAATTCGATCATGGCCCTTTCACTAGCATGTGATTCTCCTAACCCGCTTACTTATCCTGCTCCCAAACGTGATCCAGATATTCAAAATCCTTATCACCCAACAAACGAAGGTGACCCCGGCACCATATGTCTCCCTCCGGGCTATCATGAGTTTGAAATCTGAAATACAGTATATCGGGTTCTTGTGACACCTCCAATACCTGATGGTAATGAGGATCAAAGAAACGCCGGTGTTTTGGAGCGCCCGCAGCTATCCAAGCCTTCCAAGCAGTAATGGCTGATTGCATCACCGCCTTGGGGATTGGCTCATCTGGGTCAGGTCTGAACGGGGGTGGCTCTTCTTTGGGGGGTTGCTTGTCTACGGGTTCAAGAACTTTTAGTATTGAAGTTGCTAATAAGGTCTGACCATCATCAAGGCCATTTTGGTAATTCCCGCTTTTTTGGGGTATCCTATCCGCCCACTGTCTTAGAATAGCAACCGTTTCTGCTGGGACGATTTTCGCACCCTTCTTCATCATTGTTTCTCCTCGCCGTTTTCATAGTCCACGCACAAACAACTTTCACGACAGCCCACAAGCAGGGCAATTCTTTTCTCCGGGCTCGACGACAGTGAATTTGTCGTCGGTGAAATCGCCGAACGTGTATCTGGTTGAGGGTGTCCAATGTCGTTTCTCGAAAGATGCACTCAGTTGAAACTCATGGTGATCCGTCTTCCCAGGGTGTATACGACGCATAACCGCCGCACCATCGCCATTAGCATGAACCCACTTCCCCGCTAACAGCGCTCGCTGGCATTTTGTCATGTCCTGATCTGTCATCACTTTTCTCCTCCATCAAAATCGTCGAACCCTCCCACGAATTCCCCGTCCGGAAGCGGGAATTCCCAAAAACCATGGGAGTCCAACTCCCCATACCCGTGGGTAATGAAATCGTGAATGCCGGTGGAAGTCTTTGAAGGGTAACCCTCTGAATGAAGACGTTTTGCCACATCGGATTTGCTAAGACCTAACTGGAGAAGGCGATGACCTTCTTGAGTCACCCTTGAATCCACATCTATGTCGAAATATGTCTCAACTTCCCTTGATGTAAACTCTCTGTCCAAACGAAATCGAGTCCCGTCGATGTCCATCCAAACATGCCAAGTGCGTTCACCGTCCAGACCGGTGCCCCTTTTCAGCGAGTAAACGGGGTCTTTTTCGGCCATCCTTCACTCCTCGATCATACACCAATTTTCTCGGGAACCCAAGCCCAGCCCTCAATTTCTTGCTGTACAAGTTGCACAGGAAGTTGGGGTTTCCCACCACTCCACCGAAACCAGAGTTAGTCCTTTGGGTATGTGGGGATTCAATTGTCCAAAGGCCCACTGAGCAAGATACTCTGCGGTAGGGGGCTTATCGGTAATGATAAACCGTTCATTTCGTCGTATAATAAAATCCCTATCTGGGTCGTCTTTCCAAATAGCAAACCCATGATCTAGTTTATCGTGGACGAAAGACATGAGAGCTTGTTTAAGGAAGCGGAAATCCATGACCATGCCTTCACTGCTGTCTCCTGGCTTGGTACAGATTTCTCCTTCGACATGAGCCACTACTCTAGCTCTATGGCCGTGGAACTGATTGCAATAACTGAAGTGATTGGGGAGCGTGTGACCGTAGTCTAGCTGGATTTCCTTAGAGACCTGTATGGATTGCGATTTTGCGATGATCATTCGTCTTCACCCGCATTGCAGGAAGCAATTACTCCCATAATATCGATCAAATTACTTCCAACAGTGATAGGCTTGTTGGGACCACTCAAACCAATCACGACTTTAGGAGCATCCAAGGCTTGAACAAACTCCCGAAGATATTTGACGTTCAGAAGGATTTCAACAGCGTCACCCGCTAAGTGAACAGGCGTCTCTGTAGAAACAGGGCAGAAGTCAGAAACAGGACCAGATATAAGAACACCCGCGATGGTCGTCCCGTTTTCCCGAAAATCGAAAACGCCATTGTCTACTCCCACCGCCTTAAAAGACACCAACGATTCCAACAGGGGGAGTCGATCAAAAGTAGCATAAGTTTTTGCTTTCCCCACCGGAATCTTGGATTGCCAATCAGGGAAATCTCCCAGGAGTAAACGGGATGAGAACTCATATGGCCCTACCCGAATAGAAACTCCCGCCTTATAAAAGAAAACGTCCGCGATCTCGTCTCCTTCGATATCGCTGAAGACTTCGAGGATCCTTTTAGGCACGATAGCCGACAACTTCTTTCCCTCAACGGGGGTACCAGAAGCCAGAGCTATGCGTTTGGTGTCCGTCGCGACCAGTTGTAACTGCTCGGACTCCTGTTGCCAGAGTATTCCCCAAAGTGGGTGCCCTTGGTAACACACGGAACCGGCGGCGTATATGACCTGTTGGACCATGTGTCGAAGCACGGCCCCTTGTATCCTAAGAGAAGGGTGAGTGCCCGTTTCTGGAGGGAAGGAACCAGGACAATCATCTTTAAGGAGTGTAAACACAACGCCATTCGACCGGACCTCCATTACATCAGCAAACGTGTGAAGGTCCACCACGCCACCCCGGGGTAAACTCCCAATAATCTTGTAAAAGGAGTCAAAAGAAACAGCCGCTTGCCCTTCGTTGCGGATAAACGACTTATCCGTCTGAAACGAAGTAGCAAAATCACCATCCGCACAGCCAATAGTGGTTATGCCTGAATTGGCCTTGATATCAATTAACTGATGACGTGATGATGAAAATTTAACCAACACCTGGAGTACAGGAGCCAATTCTGCTACTGACAGGGCGACATGCAATTTACACCTCCTCCGCCTTGCGAGACACCCGCGCGAGAAAAAAAGTACATTTTCCGGTCTGAAGATTGCAGGGATCACGAACGTAGAAAGTACATTCTCGCTCCTGGAACTCTCCCGCAGACCACCTGTCACATTTTTGACGAAGGGGACACCTAACACTCTTACAAAGAGTAATGCCCTCCGCCGCCACCCGTTCTGGGGGTGTACCGGCCTTCATAGTTCCTCTCCCAGTAATCAGTCTTCGTCTTCACCCTCGTCCTCGTCCTCGTCCTCGTCCTCGTCGTCTCCTATCAGAGCAGCCAGATCGTCATCATCCTCATCCTCATCCTCATCCTCATCCTCATCCTCATCCTCTCCGGATTCCTCCTCATCTCCGGATTCCTCCTCATCTCCGGATTCCTCCTCATCGTCTTCGAAATCATCGGCGTCATCATCGTCTGGTTCTTCGTCTTCAAAATCATTTTCAATTGGGTCGTCCTCTGCCTTGGGCTTTGCCTTGGACTTTGCCTTTGCCTTGGGCTTTGCCTTTGCCTTTGCCTTGGGCTTTGCCTTGGGCTTTGCCTCTTCCTCCGGCTCCGCGCCCTCCATCGCCGCCAGCGCAGCCGCTAACGATTCTATGACTTCATCATCAGTGCACACAATCATGGCACCAGGAGCGATGTTGAAAATACCGTCTTCGAATTGGACTTCAAACTGCGTTTTCCCAGCACGACCAAGGATCAATCCGGGGATTTCACCGTCTTTGGCGAAATCGACCAACACCGTCGCCCCTGAGCGGAATTTCGCCTTTTTCCTCTTGGGCAATTCCTTTTTACAGAGATCCAGCAAATCCGTCAACTGCGTGATTCTTAGTGTGTTAACGAGACTCTTTAACTCTTTTTTCTCTACATGCATGATACTCTCCATATAAGAATAAACGAACCAACCACAATCATCGCCTCTGCCTCGGCTTAGGCACAGGCAAATTAATAACTTTCCCAGGCAACTGAAGGTACGGTTTTCTGGTTAGAAGCCATACCCACCGATTTGGGTATTTCACCTCGACTGGAGAACCCATACCATCTGTTAAAACCATTATGCAATCTGGATAACGAAGTCCAGACAAGCAGTGTCTTTCTAATTGTTTGAAACAGGTGCCTCCCCCGCCCCGGAAAACAAATTTTCCGTTACGGTCTTTCGTAAGCGGATAAACCCCCATAGAGGGGCGATCTACCTTCCACCCTGTGTCAAACGTGAATACTTCCATTTCGAAGTGGTTGGTGGGGACAGTTTCCAAAACTAAACTGAACCTTTCCAACAAATCATACCCACCCCGGTACCGGGCCGAGACAATCGATCCACTGGTGTCCATGTACACTCGGAGTCTGTATTTAAGACCCGAACTTACAGCCTCAACAGGTAGATAAGTATCCGGCCAAAATGCGGCTATCCTGGGATTCATTGGCCCCCACACCTCGTTTGTTCTTTCCCCCATTACTGTCCTAACGGCGTCCTTGAACCACTGCTCTACAGGGTATTTTTCCTTGTCAAGATTCTGCGCCTTGCTAGGAACAAGAAACTCGTTTCCCAATGACGTGTTACCGGCCCTCAAAAATTCGTCAACCTGATTGCGAAAAGTTGGATCCTCCAACAGTTTGTCGATAGCTTCTCCAATCGCACCAGCAGAATCTTCCCCGAACTTGTGATCGTCCAACGTGTTCTTTTTGGATAAATTGGTCTCCCCAAGAAGCCCATACACCTGCTCGGGTATAATCGCCAGGGGGTAGACCATTATTAGCCAAAAGCTGGGGCCTGAAAGATGCTGATTGCAACGACCTGCCCTCGTCACCAAACGTTGGCATGCGAAGCAGCATTTCGTTAATCACGATATCACAAGCTATGTTCCATCTGTGGTGGTCTCGAATCCAGTTTACCTTGTGGCAATGCCCCAACATAATGTGACACGCCTCATGCAGGGCAACGAACGCTATCTGAACATCAGTGAGACCAGACATGAATTGCGGGTTAAAGATGAATTGCAGCCCTTGTTTGGGACTGTGAGACACTGCGGCCGTCTCGGTTAACGTCGTCCACAAAGGAGTCCCTATCCGGTAGAGGTGAGATGACCACGCCAGTGCGTGTGAACAATCAATGATATCGACTACGCGATTCCATTTCTCGGTCAGCTCAAATTGGTTTAGCAATTGCGGAGCCACTGTTCGCCCTCCATTCTTCTTTATCCCGAACGACAGTGTCCCCGTTTTTCCAACCAAATTTACCCCCGTGTCGCTCTCCTGGACTGACATAATACCAGGAAGGCTCAGTGATTAAACCCGAGTAATCGGCAGTTATGGAACTAGTGATGCCCGCCAAATCTCCGGTTTTGTCTAGGGCTTGTTGCAGATTAGGCAGATCGGCGATGTTTTCTCCTACCTCTGTTTTGATCTCCGAATTAGTCCTGATGATCCCAGAGAGCACTTCACTGGGCAAAACAGCTAGCGCATCCAGAATCGGTTTGCGATCCTTAGGTTTCATAGCCTCAATTTGGTTACGAAGCTTCATGGCCTTTACTTGGTCTAGAAACTCAGCCTGCAACTCCCCGAATCCCGCTGGAGTTGCTAACGCCTGAACGACCCTCGGGACGATAGAAATCTGTTTCAGCAATTCATCCAGGGCTGCGACTGGTACTCTATTTGGCGGAAGAGCTTGATCTGGGGGAACGCCCTGCATATACTGCCGACCTATGTATTCCAATCGCCGGGGTGAGACTAGGCGTTTAGCATCAGGGGCAAGCGTTCGCCACCATTCAACCAAAGCCTGAGAGATTTCTGGGGTAATCCCAGCGACTTCGGTCATCCACTTTCGATCAGGGTTGGCTTCTAGTTGAATCTGGATATGAAACCTATCTTCCAACGCCGGGTCCAATTCAACCGAGTCATAATCTCGACCAAAGTTCCCGGCTGCCCAAATCATCTTCAAGTTAGGAAGTTTCTCCCCATTCAGAGAGCCGAACTGGATTAACTCAAACATGGCGTTCAGAATCCGGGGGTGACCACGCCCGATTTCATCAAAGAAGATAATCTCTGCATCGTCCACATCATGGGGACGAATGAACCGCAATTGACGGGTGCCTTTCACTAAGCCCAGCGCCTTGGCCAAATGTGTGAACGAGGTGTGTTTGGTTTTGATCTTCTCCAGTGCTTTGATGGCGGAGGCGAGCAGAATTTGCTCCTCGGGCACTTCTTCAGGATAGGGTATCCCTATGAATTGTGTTTGGGGGTCCATGGTGGGAACGGAGTAATACTTCAGCCGCAAACCTACTTCTCTCGCGGCTTCTAGTATCACGGATGTCTTGCCTACCCCATGGTCTCCCCGAAACAAGACGTTATACTCCTGGCGCATCCATTTGGAGATTGATGGAAGAATACTTTGGATAGTAACTTTCTTTGCCACCTCGAATCCTCCCTTAAAAAACGGTTTCTATCCATGTGGAAGGAACCTTGTACACATCGTCTTCAGAACCAACAGTAGCTTTGTCTTCGTCAAACGCCACCAACACTCGCCCGGTTTCGGAATCCACCGCTATCAATTCCGCGTCGAGTAGTTCTTTACGACCCTCGAAGTGACATTTCACTTTGCGGTGTATAAAGCTGGTCAATTCCTTAGAGCGGTTGACCATTTGTTCTCTGACGACTCCGTTCGCCAGTTCTGGTAATTGACGAAGATCCGTGTTAGACAGCGCTTCTACGAGTGTCAAGATGTGTAACAATTCTGATGATGTCCCACGCGGGGCGGGCTGCTTTCGCTTTCGTATCGGTTTTGCCATTTCCTACCTCCTTATTCCCATTATATCATGGCGGGGTTGTTTTGTCAATACGCAAGATGGGGGTTCAACCCTCTCTATTATCTACTATAGCAGAGAACAGCCAGTTTGTCAAGACCTCCTGAGAAGTCAAGGAGAGCCCCTATTACCTAACAAAAACCCAACAGAAACTAGTTAGACTAGACAAAATGGGGTTAGGCAGTCATTCGTTATAAAACCAGCAGATAAGGAGCCCCTCTTGCAAGATGCCCTAAACTCTATTCGAGTGGACCCCCGGATCGCCAATATTATAGGACGGGTTGAACGTGTATCTAAGAAAATTGACATAGAAGAAATTCAACGTGAAATTCTTAGATATGGTCAAATCGACGTTCCTCTTTTAGACCCCAATAAGAAATCCATTCGCCGGGCCAACCAAACCATCCAAGAATGGGCCGCTAGATTGTCTCGACTTGGATTGGTATACTCCCGGCTAACCATCGCTTATACGGAAATAAACATTCTTTGCCAACGCGCCAAAACATACATCTATGACAAAGAAGCGTTTACTAAGTTTCGGAACAATGAAACGAGAGAAGCCGCTTTGTGGGGTATTTTAAAAGAACCCCTTACTCTCTTGGAAAGAATGCGGGGGGTGTATGAAATGATCGAGAGGATATCAAAAGACCTCACTTCTAGTAGACAAGCAGTTCAAGTTCAACAAGAGAATCTTAGGGTCATTGGGTCATCAATTCGTGCAGGTAAATAGAAATGGGTGCTTTCTCAAACTAAATGGTAATGACAAGAGCAAGGATTTCGCTACCGACATCACCTAATCCGATGATGGGGTGTGTACAATCTTACTATCACAGTATCGGAAGCCAAGATTTACAAGAGTTTACGGAACACTTCAAGGCCAATTTCAAAGCCTTTCCCACGGAAACGCAAACAATCTCTTGCTATAGAGCATTTCGAAGAGGGTGGCGAATAGAGGAAAGCCTGATCTGGTTGCTTCTTTGCCTGGACGTGTTTCTATCTCTCCATGTTGATTCTCACAAACTGGTAGTCTTCGCCCGAAAAGAAGTACCAAGGTTGATCAAGAGGATAATTGCGCAATGAATAAGAAATTCACGGACAAGCCTGGATGGGACGATTATTTCATGACGATGGCTTTTTTGGTGGCCATGCGGTCTCCCGACCCAGATACGAAACACGGGTGTGTGTTCGTTGATCAGAAAAATCGTATCTTGACCCTTGGCTATAATGGAGCACCCCGAGGTTGCCGAGATGATCTTATTCCTTGGGATAAGAGGCCGGACAAATACTACTTCTCTACCCATTCAGAAGAAAACGCTTTTGCTAATGCCAACGGGTCCAATCTGGAAGGTTCGACTATCTATGTGACCGGATTCCCCTGTCACCGTTGTTTCGCTCAGCTTCTACAATATGGCGTGGCCAAAATCGTCTATGGAAAACAGGGGAGCTACTTTGGCAGACAAAACGAATACAGCCAGGGGGACTGTGATTCAGAATGGGCCGTGCAACTCATGCTTAAGGGTCATGAGGATTTGTCCATCGTTGCGTACGAGGGGAATCCTTTGGAACTTTTCGCATCCTGCATGCTGTATTACGCAAATCGAATTGAAGGCGATCATGCTTTAGAACAGAACCTCCATGAGTTTAGGGTTGGCTTAACGCCGACCGCTGGATGGTCGGGGCCTGACCCAACGAACGAGAGCACGACGAATGGCTAGTCACGCAACACCGTACAACCTTGCCAGATTCAAAATCCCTTTCTCCGACACTCCCCGGAGTAAAACTGAAGCACTGGTTGCAGATACCCCTCGACAGAGCAAACCCCTAGCAACCCTCAAGATTATCTTAGAGGAACTGTTCGGGGAATTCCTGTCTAAATCTGGGAAACACCGAACTTTCATCAAAGCCAATCCCAACCTAGCAAATTACGCTACGGATGCAGATGAAAACATGGGGGAAGTCAAGATTCAATTCCGAGTTCACAACCAGGAAATAGAGAAGATCACCCCGGCTATTCAGTTTGTGCTGGGGATTCCTGTGTTACAGCCGGATCTCAATACTGGTTTTGAAAGAAACCGGCACATAGTCCAAAGGGCTCAGGTGGCTTTTCGTAGTGCCTATAAGGTCAATTGCATCCTGTTCACTACAGCCCATTCCGGATCAGTGATGGCAGATCTGGGCCACCTAGCAGATAACATAATCACCAAATACATCCCCGCGATCTTTGGGGGAAGAATCCTGAGCCCGCAACAAAATTGGCAGTTGTGTTTCCCCAAGATGACTCAACCCAGCGACATTATCAATCGTCGAGAGGAAGTTCGCGCATCCTTCTCTCAGATTCATTGGGGAGAGAGAACACTGGAATTATTCTTCGAACAAGTTGATTATGTCAATCTGGGTGAAGCCCCCATAACCGAAGTCCCTGTCGAATTCGGGCTAGACGGGAACCCAATGTGGTCAGGCCCACAGTCTATTCTGACTGGCACCAAACACCAGTTCGTTTTAACGGGCCGACAAGATGCCATACCTTTGAGTGTAACCTCCTCAGACCCCAAAATTTTACAACTCCGTAAAATAGGCACCTTCACATATGAGGGGAGAGGCAGGATTCCAGGACGTATTTTGTTGCAAGCGGTATATGAAAACTTCGAGCCTGCTCAACTGGAAGTAGAAATTGCATAAACGATACTGCTCAGAAAACGATGGGTGCAGGTGGCTTTTCTATTGTGATGCAGGCGGAAAAAGAAATGCAAAACGCATAATCCTCGAAGCGATAGCCAAACGATACCCCATTTGTGCTACCATTCGATATGAAATTGCCCACACACAACACAAGTTTTCCGATTGGGTAACTAGAGAAAACCTGGACATCGTCGGAGATGCTATCGATTTCGCTGTCTCTGATATTCGGATTTATGATATGTCGGACAAACTCACATAGGCAGATTTATTGTGGATAGAATCAATTGTCAAAAAGTCGGGATCAGAGTCACTTCTGACTTGATTCATTTTCTCCAATCTTCTATCGAGGGGGAATTAATCAATCGGACCACCGAGTTCTCTACTCCTGGAATCATCGATCCGGATAATCCTAGTGTCCCTCAATTGGAAAGCCCCTTCTATGTTGAACCCAATCCGTCTTTAACGGGAGTCATCGTTCACTCGGGGACTGTTCTGTTTGAGAATGGTAACCTCCATTCATTTGAGACTACCGAGGTCACATTCCCCAGCACCAAAGCCGATCATTTTCTGGTAGCAAAATTTGTTGAAGAAGAGCAGGACGATCAGCTATCTGATTACAATGAGATCATAAAAACTCGGATCGTTGGAACCGGAGAAATCGAAACAGTTCCGATAGGTTCCTATGTCCAGGAAACCAATGAAGAAGTAATCGCTGTCTTGGCATACATAGCCTCTGATGATTCTTGGACAATTGAATTCAGTGGGTCTTACACAGTTTCTATTCGCAGATGGGCTACACCGGTTGATATCACCCACCGCAGTGATTTGGGAACGGGGGAACAAACACCCTCTAACCCGCATGCGATTAGTTTCAACGACCTAACCCTGAAAAATGACTTGCGTTTCTGGGATTTGATTACCGGTGATGGGATTGTAGTTGGTAACATGGAAAGACATTTTCATGGAAAACGAGTTGCTGATACTATCCCCAGTACCCAGTTCGAAAGTGTTGGTGCCCTCAAACAAGCCACTCTGTCCTACTTCCCCAACTCTTTCATCGAAACTTCCGAGAGCGGTGTGGAAAAATACTCTGCATTCGCGCCTTCTCAAAAACAGGTTCAGTTTTTCCACGCCGGGGGCAGCAATATCATATTCGAATATACCACTGTGTATGCGGGTCAAGTTAAACCAATCCCCGGAACAACCACAGAATTTGAAGTGTTAGCCCCTGTCGAGAAAGAAGTCGTGATTTCGGAGGGAGCAGCCGTTGATTTGACTCAACAGATTCACTCCACGAAAGAATTCGTCCATTTCCCCTTGGACATGGGAGTCATTGTCAACTCAACTGGTACAACTCGACTGACACCTAGTTTGGCCACAGAAGTTGCTTTGTTGTCCGATTTTCAAGTACCGGAGGGCATTTCCGTCAACGTTGAGTTGCCCTTCCCCTCTAAATTGATAATTGGAATCGCGGAAACTAATTCCTTTACTGCCAATGTTGTTGTTACCTTATCCGGTACTGATGCCTCTGGTACCAACATATCTGAGACGGTTATCCTAAATGATTCTAGCGCATGGACTGAAGCCCCCACCAGTCATGTAGGATACTTCCCCGATCAGTATGTCGAAGGCACCAACACTTTCAAGACCCTAACTAAGATTCGCGTTGACTCAATTTCTGGGACAGGTGGGCCTTCAATCAACACCATCCTCGCCGTTTTCAACGAAGAAGTTTCTCCCCCAGGTCTACGGTTGGCCACAATCAAAACTAGCCGAGGCAGTGGAATTGCATCGTTACAGGATGATCGCCCCATTATCTCTGCACTGCAACAGAAATTCCACAACGACCAAGATACCATCCTATTCGATTGCACTACCAACCCTATGTTGGGTGGAAATGGATGTGAATGGGATCCAGAGAGTACCTCTCTGATTCGGGGAATTTACCAAACACGTCCATTGATAGTTCAATCTGTTGGTTCCGCTCCATACATCGTTCTGAACACTGATCAAGAATTCCGCAGTCCTACTGATGTGGAGGTTCTAATCAGTATCGGGTCCACAGAATATACGTGTACCCCGGAGACTTCCCTTACCGACGCTTGCCCCCAAGTCGCTGCCAGAGTTCAAAACAGACGGTGGACTTTACCCAGCGAAGCCATTCTTCATATGAACGCCAATGAGGTTTTTCATATTCGTATTACCACATTGACTACCAGAATCCCATTTTGGGCTTTGGTCGCAGGATGACAAAGAAACGAGTTTATCCCACTCCCTTAGACCGAGGGTATCAACCTTTGTTTATCCCAAAGATCCACACTACTTTCCTCGTACTCCCCAACCAAATGGGATATGGCCATTCAACCACCAGCAGTTAAAACCAATACAGGTAGGGTTAGCCGTGGCTAAACAACTAAGATGGTGGGATTTCTTATCCCCTATGCCCTTCAACAAACTAAATGCTTGGATGCAACACATCATTCCGAGAGGTGTCTACCGTTCACCACCGATTCAGATAGACACCAACAACAGCACTTTGGTTGTACACTCTTCTGAATCGGTTGGATTCAAATACATGTATGCCTCTGGTAAAGTGATCGAAGAACAGCAACTAATCACTTTACCGTTGCCTACTGTCAGCAAAGGGTCTCTTGCTTCCTTCACGGTTGTGGCCTACTCGATTCTAGGAACCACTACAAGAAGCTCAGAATCCAAATACATGATAGTCGAAGGGTTCCTGTCTGATGAAAACATGGACATTTTGACCTATCAAGATTTGGGCCTGTTAGAGGCGGAGTATGAGTTCCTCGTCATAGGTCATATGCAATGGCTCTCTGGATCAGACCCTGATGACTGGTATTGGATTGTCCAACCAACAGAATTGAGCGTGATTGATGCTGCCAAGGCGGTGGAAAAGAAAATCCCGCCTTTCCATTACCACCTAAGTTCTTCGACCGATCTGACTTTGGTAGTGAATGATTTTGGTCCAGTGTATGAAACCAGTGGAGCCCAGATTCAGATCGGGTTGGCGGGTGTTATCCAATCCGCTTGTATTCGGGTAATCGGATCTATAGGTAGCACAGTAAAGATTGAATTGTTACCCAACTATGAGTATGTGCAAACCTTTAGTTGTACCGGAGCAGTGGATTCGTTTGAGATCCAACCGCTAATCAGTCAACAAGCCCCCACTCTAGCGAACACTATTCTGGATTTGCTTTTGGTGGGTGACATTCAAATACTAGATATCACTACGAATAGGATCTAGTTATGGCGAGAGCGTACAGGCCAGATCTTGTCATGCGGTTTTTGGAAACTCAGGGTGTTGACGCAACGGAGTTGTCTAAAAAGAAGAAGCTGGTGTATAACGTTAGCCAACAAAAAGAAAAAGATAGGTTCGTTTATAAGGTAAGACTATCTCTCCAAATATGGCAAGATAATTTCATTACCACAGAAGCCAGTTCGCCTTCCGTAGAGGATGCCCATTCCTCTGCTTCTCGCCAGCTATTAGAAATGTTAAAAGAAATTGCTGAATTCATAAATTCACTTCTGAAAGTGTAAGGTGTCGCGTTGAAAACAGTAATCAAGTTTTTTCGCAATGATAACCCCACAAAAGGTAACATCATTTGTTCAGCCACCCTGGGGAAAATCGCAGTCCCAGACCGTATCTGGTTAGACGATAACCAACACCGCATCAAAGAATTAGAGAATGCCTTTTGGTTAGTAGACGTGACCAAGGAAACAGAACCCGGCCAGCCTCGGGGGTGTTTCATCACCACACCTATAAAACCTCTCACCAAAAACCCACCGGAAGACTGGCCCCAGAAATTAACACCCGGTTTCTTCATTCGAAGCTTCTTTAACGGTATGCAAATTGTTACCGTTAATGCAGATCACAGGGATTATTTCTGGATCGTACCCCTGTCACTGAAGCGTAAGTGGCGACAGGAAAATCCAGAGACCTATGCGATTGTCGTGGATTTGTATGGCACAGGAATAGACTTCCTGGATGCTTACAGCGTTATCCCCCCGACCAAACGATTTGGTAACATCTTGCCCAAGTCCCCAACCCCGCCAGTACCACCACCTGTTTCCCGTCCTAATAATTCACCCCCACCGGATCCGGAGTGAACCAAATGCTTATCGCTGGCGGCTACGACCATAATGGCTAAGTTTGAACGAACGATCCATCATCTAACAATGGCATTTAAGGTGAGGTAGAAGAGTCGTGTCACGGACAATTACCACACACATAGCGGATGAAGAACGAAACAGTATAGCTATTGAAGTTATAGATGAACCCGGTCCCGGAAACGCTTGTCATGTGTACGATATAAACTGGGGGCCTAAAATGAGTCCAGAGCAGGGGGTCACCGTTAACTTCCAACACGGTCCCCTTCAAGAAGCCGGTCCAAACGGTCTGACAAATGAATCTCTATTGGCTGTTGTAATTGACCGCTTAGAAGGGTTTCAACAAGGCAAATACGCCTGTGAAGCAAACGCGAAGGCTTTAACGAGTGTTAAACTTGCTTTGATGAACCTGAAGATTCGTACAACAGAACGTATCTCTCGCGGAGTTGAAGGTAGTAACGAACAATAGCCGGTGATTTGCTATGTGTCATAATGTGTGTTGCGCATCTTCGCGGCGTCTTTGCTTTGTCATACCCCCAAAACAGATGACAGTAAGGAAGGGACCGATTGATGAGAAGGATCATTACTAATGGTCTGCCTGTCCTAATTGGATTTCTAGTTGGGTTTGGAATCATCGAAAGCTTACGTGAGACATCCGCACAGATGACCAGTGAGCCAATAGAAGATGGTGTGCCTGCTGTTGTATCTGGCGAACCTGGTGTGTTATCTGTAACCAGTGTGTCAGTTTGTTGTTTTCTATTGCCGTGGTTAGAGGGTCATACTGACCCCGATGACTGTCTTGGTTATGATGTGGTGACTGGCAGATTTCACAATGTAGTAGAGGGGGTGGAGTTATTGAACATCCAAATGACGATATGTAGCTCACCTGCCATGTGTTGGTAGAGTTCCGACGCCGTCTGTTAGGCGGCGTCAGTTTTATTCGTAATGGTAAAATTGGGTTCGATTCCCAATGCGAATGTGGTTTTAGACAATTCATTGATTGATCCAGTCCCAGGTCGATATCATCTGGGTTGCCCACTTGTTGTGGGGAATGAGATCGCGAGTTTATTAATCAATGGAATACATCGCGACAAGACGTAGGTTTAGGTTTGACCCTGGTATATAGCAGAGCACGTGTTAGTCAACTGATTAACGACGAACCTATTGCCATGACGACTGTGTCAGGGGTGGTACTCACGCCTGACACGACTACCGTCAAATCTATCCCACTATTGCTGATAGATTATGACTATCGCAGTACACTGACTCCGGAGCCGAGCAGTACACAGGGCAGGTTGGAAGATATACCAACTACATGTGCCTACCGAGCTTCTCATCCCCTTTTTGGTCTGATGCCGCGACATCACCAGAAGGAATCAGGATATCTCAAGCCAGAAGAGATAGCCCAAAGCGTAGCTGGCAAATTACGTGGTTATTGCGGTGCGCACCACGTGTCTACAACTAGGCGTTGGAGCCCGTCCCCGGAAGTCAATTCCGTAGTGGTGGCCAATGTCAAAGTCCTTGCCTCGTCGATCCATATTTCGCGTTACCCTTCCGAGAGCAGTGGAGACCGGGCAGGAAATGATTCTGTGGCTAAGTTTAACTCGTGTAGCAGTCGTGGTCAGGTAAGTGGAACGATGTTTCCGAAAGTAAAGACCGGTAAAAAAGTTAATCCGAGTCGAACAAGTAGCCACCCAAAAGGGCGATCATTCAGGCATTCAACAACCCCTATGCAGTATAAAAGGAGGCACCGTTCAGGAGCGACACACTCCGACCGGCGGAATCCATTGCGTAGAGTATGTAATGCGTTTTCGGTTCGGCTATGCCTGTCCGAACCAGGTAACGAATCATTTCTACTAATTGAATATTACAGGGATAGTAGGTTGGTTTCATTGATCGAATTCCCCGCTGCTGCCATTAACTGCGGTGGTGGGTGGGTTGGATCACCATTAGGAAGCTCTCTTGAAGTTAATTTGAAGTTACCGTCCGATGTGGAGCGTGTGCACGTTGACGCCCCTTGGACGCTTAACGGATCTTGTCTTGGGAGTTACCACAAGTCCTTCTTTTTATTGCGATGGACTGGTGGATCGATTTTTGTCCTCCCTGGGACTGAAGCGTGTCTCAGGAACAAAGTAGTAATGCAGATTTGGTTACCTGCATTACAAATTGCTTCTAATTCTTAAATTTAATCAAGGGACGGACCCAAGCATCCATAGAGTGATGCCCCGTTCCCCCCGCCCCCCAATTCGGCGATGCGCAATAATCGGCAATAAACCCTTATATGCGTAATACTGATTAATTTTAATCATTAATGGACAAATTTTTACCTTTTGGTTGAACCCCTTCTAGGGGTTGTATGTCCATCTCCTGATGTACGTTGTAAGAGTTGATACGTCCTGATTCTCAGGTCTCACAACTCTTACTGTCTTGACTATTTCATAGCCAATACCAAACTCCCGCCGGGAGGAGATGGAGCTATTGGCCCCTCCGTCAACCGGTGTGCGAGGTGTGATCTTGATAGTCGTCAACACGAGGTGGATGGGTTTAGTTTTGGGCAGTCTGTTTTTCAACCTAAAAGGGCTCGTCTCTGCCAGGATGTCTTTGGCAGTGGAACCCTAGTGGGGGAGGTCGGGGTAGTACAAGTCTGTTTCGGGGATCAACTTGAAGTACAACCCCCGGCGCAAACGCTTTGGTTACTCTTTGGTCAGGAGAGATAGAAGTTGCAATGAATGAACTTAGAAGTATTGGTTCGTTATAAATCATACCACATAAACAATAACCTTTAATAGAGTGTTCCTTTGAAAAATATACCGGTTGCACCCCCAGCAAATGTCGAATTAACCGCGCCTCAGATAACTCCTAACGCCAAAAAGGTGCTGGAAACTCGCTATGTAGCGCGAGATGCCGAGGGCAAGACGACAGAAGAACCTGAAGATGTCTATCGCCGAGTAGCGTGGGCGATAGCTTCAACAGAGGCTAAACAGGGATGGATATCACGAAAACGGGATTTAACTGAGTTATACGCCAATTTCCATGATTTAATGGCTACTGGGAAATTTCTTCCCAACACTCCGTGTCTGATGAACGCGGGAAGAAACGGGAAGTTGGGGTTGTCCGCCTGTTTTGTTTTGGCTCTCGATGATGACCGCGAGTCCATCATGAAATGTGCCAAGGATATTTGTGACATTCAAGCGGGGGGCGGCGGGACGGGCATCCCCCTGGATCGTCTCCGCCCAACCGGGGACATCGTTTCTAGCACCGGGGGCCGGGCAGGCGGACCCATCTTATTCTGGGGGGTGTTAAATGCTGTAACAGACGCCATTTCCCAGGGTGGTAAGCGTCGGGGGGCCAACATGGGAATGATGAATGTCTTTGCCGTGGACATACTGAAATTCCTGTTTGCTAAACAAGACCTCGCCCTATTTAATTCATACAATATTTCTGTGAAGATTCCGGAGTGGTTCATGTATGAACTTCGGAAGAAACCAGAAAATCCTTTACGGGTGGTTAACCCGCGAAACCACGCAGAATACTACTTGCCTCACCGTTTGATCGATGTTTGTCGCAAGGCGGCGGAGGTGTCGGCCAATGGAATACACGATTATAAACTTATCAATTCGTGTTATTCGCTTGATGATTTGTTCCCAGTTGAGGATGGTACTCCTCAAGAACAAGTCATAACTGTAGCCGATATATGGGAAATCATTGTACAGAACGCTTGGCAAACCGGGGAACCGGGGCTATGCTTTATCGACCGCGTGAACAATGATTTCCCACTGCCCATCGAAATTGAAGCCACGAACCCGTGTGGCGAGACGCCGCTCCCCCCGAACGGCGCATGCGTCTTAGGTTCGATTAACGTGTCTGCCTTTGTATTCGAAGATGCGAATGGAATCCCCCAAATTGACTGGGACGCCTTACACCAATGCACCCTCGACGCTACTCGATTCCTGGATAACGTGGTTTCAACTAGTTCTTGGGCAACTCCAGAAATAGCCAAAGTAACCGCTGTGACTCGGGACATTGGGTTAGGTATTATGGGCTTGGCTGATCTCTTTTATAAATTACGAATTAAATATGGTTCGGGAGAGAGTTTTGATCTGGCCGAAAAGATCATGCAATTTATCCAAGAGACTTCTCACGAAGCTTCGGAGTGGTTGGGTGAGAACCGGGGGTACTATGGGGCTTATAATGAATACAAAGATGAAGGGGCGCCCCGGCGTAGAAACATTCGTATCACGACTGTCGCTCCTACTGGGACTATTTCTATACTGGCTGGGTGTAGCGGGGGAGTAGAACCCTTGTTTGCTTTGGTGTTCGATCGTAATATTATGAAGGAACGGGAGGACAGCAAACCCTTGTTGGAAATCAACCCAGTTTTCCAAGAAGTATTGAGGCAAGAGGGGTTGTTAACTGATGAAGTGTTGATAGAGGTTTCTAAAAATCAGTCTCTCCGGGACGTGGAATCAATCCCGCAGCAAATCAAAGACGTGTTTTTAACTACTGCTGATATCACCGCTGATCAGCACGTAATGATGCAAGCGGCTGTACAAAAGTTCACCGATAACGCAGTTTCAAAGACTGCGAATTTGGATAAGGATTGTGAGCCTGGTGCAGTTGACCGGGCGTACCAATTAGCCTATGATTTGGGGTGCAAAGGAATTACGATTTATCGCGATGGATCACGGTCCAGTCAACCCATGTCTATGGGAAACAGGGTGGAAGATTTAAGCAAATCCAGACAAATTGATCCGGATCCCACTCCTCGATTCACTGCTTCTATTAAACTCAGACAGACTTCTCCATTCGGGAACCTGCATATTCACGTCTCAATTGACCCCCAACAAGACCGGGAGTTAGAAGTTTTTGCTCAATTGGGGAAAGGTGGAGAAATCGCAGCCGCTGATTTGGAAGCCATTTGCCGGTTGAGTAGTCTGTATCTGCGATCCGGGGGTTCTCTTAAGTACATTATCCGTCAGTTAAGTGGAATTAGTAGTACCTTGCAACTTCCATCTAAAGATGGCAAAATTGGGTCACTAGCGGATGCACTAGCCAAGGCTCTAAGCAGATATGCTATTGCTAAAGAAAAATTCGGTGTAAAGGCTCTGTTGTTGGGTGAATCTACTTTGTCGGCTGATGAATTAGACAAATTAGAAACGGCTGGGCAGTTTGGTGGTAGTAACCAAGCCGATGACGCGTTTGAACTTCGGTGCCCAGAATGTGGTAATCGTTTGGTTGTAAGTGAAGGCAAATGCGTTAAGTGTTATGCTTGTTCATACTCTGCTTGCTAGGAGATTCACTTGTTAGTGGACGTAATTGATCAGATAAAAGAAATTGTCCTAGGGGTTTATGGTATCATCACCACTATCGCTGTGATCTGGCAAAGGAAGACGGTTAGCAAATGGAAACAGACCGCTGTCTATTTGAAGGCAGAACGAGAAGGCCATTTGGCGGCTCACTCACTGGACACACGATATTCTACTAAACCCACCGCTAAAGCGGTGAAGAAGGCTTTGGTGGAGCTTGATTTAGGGAAATACCAGAAAAATTCCAGGAAGACACGATGATAACAAATCTGCTTATCCTGTTTATCAAGTGGTTGTGTTTGACGATAACAGCGGGAGTTGGATACAGTATCACAGTTAAGATGACTAGAAACCGATTCCAACCCAGGATCAGTGCTGGTTTATTTTGGCTGTGGGGAATGGCGGTTGCGACTTTCATCACATTACAATGGATGTTACCATGATAGTCCAAGCGGGTGTGCAACATCTTTCGATCATCGCGTGTCTGAATGAACAATTTCATCTTGATATGCCGGGTTTTTGTTGGGACCGGGAAGATTGGATTAGCCGTCAAATTGAACAAGGTGATTTTTGGCTCCTTCTTGGGGACGATCAGGACAACCAAGTTACTGGGGCTCTGTGTCTCAAACATAAACCAGATGACGAATTGCACATTTTGACTTTGGCTGTATCCCCCAGGGGTGAAGGTCGGGGTGCCTGTTTAGTTGAATTTGCCAAACAGCGGGCCGTGCAATTAGACTGTGCTCGGTTAACCGTGGATTCTTTTGAGGAGTATGGGCTGTTAGATTTCTACCAGGGGCAGGGGTTTGAAGTGGTGGGAACAACAGGACCACGAGAATGGACTTCCTATAGTTTCGTCTGGTATACAGAGGCTGATACTCATGTTGAATGAGCATTTCGTGTCTATCCAGGGAGAAGGTCCTTCGACTGGGCATCCCGCTACTTTTATCCGTTTTGCTGGGTGTAATCTCAAATGCGCATGGTGTGACACACCTTACGCCCAGAAAAAGGATGGAGGAGTCCAGATTACTGCAGAGGAATTGGCTCGTAAAGTAATCCAGGGGCCACAGCTTTGTGTGTTTACCGGTGGGGAACCTATGCTTTACCAAGAGACTATACAGAGAGTAATTGCTCTTTGTGCTCCGTTGGGCCATCGTTTTGAGATTGAGACGAATGGGACTATTGGTCCTAAGAATGGGTCTGCTGGTGAATATCTTGAGGTGTGGACGACCCGACTCCCTAGAACTGGCCCTAATTGGGAACACCAAGAATCGGGGGTTACCCCTGTTTTGCGAATGGTTTTTAGTCCCAAATTCGAGTGGGTCAAACAAGACTACATGAGAGAAGATTTTGTGTGGGCACGAAACTACACCATCAAAGCTCCAGTACGAAATCGTGATGAAGTTCAAGCACTGGAAATTTGGCTTAAAAAATTGAATCTATCCTTTGACGATGTTTGGTTGATGCCTTTGGGGACCACCGCGAGTAAGATTAGGAAAGAAGCAGATTGGTTAATTCAGGCCGCCATCGAATTTGGTTTCAAGGTCAGTTTTCGCACTCACGTGCTACTGTGGGACAACAAACGAGGCGTATGATTGCGCCTAAGATAGAACCGGTGACTTGAGGAGATGGCTAATGGATGAAGAGCCGCAATCGCAGATGGACGTTGCGAAGTGGGAATATTTGCAGAAACGTCTGGTAGAGATCATAAAGGCCGCAGAAGAAAAATTGGAGTTGGCACTTCATAGAGTACATGCGGTCCATCACGTAGATATCCTTGTCCAGGAGGCGGCAGCCAATTTTGGTAAGGCTATAGATGAACAGCGAACAGCACTCTTGGATAAGTACCTTTTCGGTGAGAAATTTGATGTACTCGAAGCGATCAAGTGTTTTGAAACATTTTGTAGTGAACAGGTGAAAAGGCGATGAAGAATCGGGGCAGGCAAACACGTGTGGTGAACGTGAGTGTCGGGTGGAACGCCCCCAGAAGGTGGAATGCCCTCGGTAGGCGAGCAGCCGCTGTGTCGTTGAAAACGGATACCGCTTACCCTTGTGATGCACAATGCCGGTATAAAACGTCTCGTGGCTATCATTTAGCGCAGTCGCAATAAGAGGTAAATGATGAAACTAAAATGTGTATCGCCGCAAGTTGGGGTAACTTGGTTTTGGGGATTTGCCTTGGGCGTGACGATAGTAGCGGTAATTCTATTGAACAACCGGGTCAAGGAGTTAAGTCAGGTTGTCAACGATCTATTGCAGGCTCAATAGTCGGGAACTTGAAGCATCGCGGTAGGGTTTAGCTTGTAAGCTGGGGTAATGTAACGCGTTACAGCGGTGGAATTCAACAATTGGAGGAAACGATGTTCTTTAGTCGGATAAAAAAGCTATTGGACGCGTTGTTGTACGAGAATACAGCCGCAGAGTACTGGGCGACGTGCAATATTGCAGCTAAGAGTGCCGCGGAAGTAGCCAGGCAAAGACCCACGGATGAGAACGTTAGAGCAGCGGAGGTTTCTGCGGCTGAGTTTGCGGCACTAGATAAACCACATCTAGATGTTTCAGCGGCTGTTCTAGCCGAGGCTTGGAAAGACGCCCCTTCGTGGACTGCTTTTGAAGAGGCTTGTAATGAGCTATACCGGGCTATTGACGAAAACCGAGTATATCAGCAGGCTCAGTATGCGTATGACGCAGCTGGGGCGAAGAGGGTTTCATGCGAGTGGGTGTGTAAGCGAATAGCTGATCCTGACAGAGCAAAAGCAAAGAAAGCTGCTGCCAGAGCGGTCGAAGCAGTGAAAGAAGCTAAGCGTGCGCGTGATGCTTTGCCAAACCCCAGTCTAGCAGCAGTGCATCGCAAGTGGTGTCAAGAATTTCAGCAGCTACTAGCTAGCGATTTGCCCACGGAGACTTGCGTGAGCAGACCGCATTTTGCGCGACCCAAGCGGCCACGGTAGCTAGATGTGTAGGTTGAGTCGTTTCGTCGTTAGCTTCTACGGAACACGTACGCTTGCGGCGGTTGCGGATGGGATTGTCCGAGAAGAAATGGGTCACTAGCTGGAGAAGAATGTGGATATCGCGTCCTGGAAACCCAACCCAGTAGTTGAAGCCCAATTTGAGGGGTTTTTGGCTTTAGTAGAAGCGAATAAGACCAAGAAGTGGTTTCTATTCAGTCATGACGCCCCTGATCCGGATTCTATGGCCTCGATTATGGGTCTGGAATTCCTTCTTAAGATGCTGGGCGTAGAGTCGATAGTAGGTTGTCACTTTGGTCCGATCGGGGATCATCGAAATATGGCTATGAAATCGGTTCTGGATATTTCGTTGAATCAACTAAGTTCTAAATCACTTCAAGAGTGTGATTGGAACGACTCAGTTATTGTACTGTTGGATTGTAGTCCAGGTAGTTCCAATATTTCTTGCTTAGGTTCGATTCCTGCACCGAAGTTGGTAATTGATCACCACCGCACCGATCAAAAACATGCAGAGGACTGTCTTTACATCGTAGATATGGTAGGAGCCACCTCTACTTTGATTTGTAATTTGGGACACCAGATAGTTGCTTATCTGCGTGAAGGGGATCATGACTTCTTGTCTGGGGAAACACAAGATCTTGCTACTGCGTTGGCTGTGGCGATTAAAACAGATACTAGGGATTTTCGATCTGATAACGTGACTCCAGGGGATTTTCGTGCATACCAATTCGCTAGTCAATACGCTAGCGAAGATGATTTAGACCAGATCGTAAATTACCAAATCCCTTCGTATGTAATGGATTACTTGATGCAGGGGTGGAAAAACCGGCTTGAGCCTCACGCCCCCAATTTCATAACCGGTATTGGTTTTATCAACCCCGACCACAAAGCTTGCCTGTCTCTTCTGGCTGAAGAATTCCTGCAAGTTGAAGGGGTTGGTTTGGTTGTAGTCTACGGCTTAGTGGAAAATGCTCTAATGGCTTCTGTTCGCATTAGACAACAGAGCACACGTGATGCTAGACTGGTAATTGATGGTGTCTTCGGTAAGGAGTTTGGAGGAACTAAAGCGAAAAATCGGGTGGGCGGGGCTGCGGTTCCTTTCAACATTTTTGATGTCAGCGGTTTTGGTGAATCTGACAAAGCCCAGTTCTGGGGACTTGTAAAAACTCAGGTCGAGTCTAAGTTTATCCAAACATTGTCGAAATAACCTATATGTCAAAGAAAGTCCAAATTGTTCCCTCGTTCACTTTACCTTGTTATCTTCATGGCGAGACTGTAGAATCTGAGGTTCTAAGGAAAAAATGTTTCTTTGGATTCGAGGGGAAAGCAGAAGAAATTGCCGACATAGACCAGCGAGACGAGTTTCACGAGTTTCATGGGGTGCGAGTACAGATTTGTCGATTGATAAAAGAGGTGGGCTCAGAAGAAATCACTGGTGTGGAGCTGTCGAGATTATCTGTTTTGATCGAACGCTTTATGGCTCTGCGAGCATCCCTTTGTGAGATCAATATAGGGCTAGTTTTTGCCACTGTGCGAAGGAAAATTTGGGGGCATCACGAGCAGAGAGATGATCTTGTTGGTGATGGGACGCTCACTTTACTAAAATGTCTTTGGGGGTTTAACCCCTACCGAGGTTTCCGGTTTTCTTCTTATGCCTTTAAGGCTATTTATACGGACATCCTTCGGATTCTAGCTCGTCAGAAAGTTCACCGCCCCCTGTGCTATTCTTTGAATACGGAAGATGCTATACTCCCAACTACCTTAGTAACACCGCCGCCCACCCCAAGTTTGGAATGGGCTATTGATCGGATACGGCAGATTCTTGACGACCCCGCCAACGGTCTCTCTTTACGTGAGTTGTTTATTTTGAGACAGTCCTACACTTACGACGTAAAGCCGCCTACTTTGGATACTATTGGGAAAGATTTGGGGATTTCCAAAGAGCGGGTTCGTCAGATTCGTAATAAAACGCTTCACAAATTGAAAACCCAGCTAACCAAGGTCTTGTGATGGTTTTTGACCCTAGTCGAATACTGGTTTTTGCTCTGGTCTCGTACTGGCTTACTTTTGTGGCGATGTACTCTAAGATATGTGTTATTCGGGTTATCCGAGTGTACCTAAGAAAGCGTATTCGTTTTTTTCGGGATCAACTGGTTTGTGCCATGTGTACAGGAACAGTAGCCAGTTTTCTGGTGTCTGGGGTTAGTTGGCTGGGGGGTGGATCGTTAGTAATAGTAAACCCATTTTGTGATGCAGCTTTGGGGGCTTCCTGCTGTTATTTGTTTGACCTGATCACGACCAAACTAGAAGGTTCTCACCAGGATGCTAACTAAAACGCTTTTGCATGATTCCCAACAGCCGTGGCCTCTTCTAAAAGAGAAAGCCGCTTCATTGGTATACGCAGATCCCCCGTTCAATATTGGGGTCGATTATGATCAACACGACGATAAGATGTTGGAAGCTGATTATCGAGAATTCGCTGAAAAATGGGTGGATCAAGCATTCTTACATTTGAAGGTGTCGGGTTGGTTGGTGATTTGTTGCGCTCCTGAATTGGTGTACTTGTACCAGGACATAGCATACAAGCGGGGGTTCATCTATCATGATACTGTTGCTTGGTATCGCACATTCGGAAATCAAAGCCAATCAAATAAACGGCTCAGTCGGGGGTGGACGGCGGTATTGCTCTTCAATCTATCACGAGAAACTACGCCTAACTGGGACCACATCCGGGTTCCCAGTGATCGAATGATAAAATACCAAGATAAACGAGCCAGTCCCAAAGGAAAGATTCCACAAAACGTCTGGCAAATTAGTCAAGTTTGCGGGACGTTTAAAGAACGTGAGGGGTGGCACAAATGTCAACAACCAATGAAACTGGTTTATCGGCTCGTGGTGTCATTGACTAAACCCAAAAATTTGGTCATTGACCCTTTTTCTGGATCGGCCACCACTTTGGCTGTTTGTGAATTGGTGGGTCGGAGGGGTGTGGGTCTCGAAATCAGTGAGAACTACGTTAAACGAGGGAACATTAGAGTTCAAACTATTCAGCAGTTCACTGTTCCTGAGAAACGTAGAACATTGTCACGGCTGCGAGAAGGGCTAATTCAACACGAGTGTCCTCGGTGTGGGTGGAGATAATATGAATAAAACGCGGAGTGTTTTAGAACAAATGGATCGAGTTTGTTCGCGAACTCCAGCGGATGAATACCGAGATTCTAAAATTCGATTTCGTGATGCCAAGCACGCTCGACAATGGCATAAACTAACGGCTCAGAGGTTGCGTCGTCTTTGTCGGTGTCATCGAGCAGGAAAAGCCAGCTTTCCTCTCTTCAGTGTGCAATACAAACCACGAGACAAATTTGGGTGGTGGGATGTCTACCTGTGGCTACCAAATCGTTGGTGGGGCTGGTCAAATCGTTGGGTTTTTACTATCGAAGTAAAGGAATGTTTCCTATCACTAGCTATTGAAGACGTTCGTACAGCTGTATACTTTCATGGTTTTCAAGAGGTTCTTACTAAAGACCGTGTGGAGTTGTGGGCCTGGATCGAGCAGAACATCGATAGGGTACTGAGTAAACCAATAATCGAGTTCGATACTGTCTATACTAATCGGGATCTTTTATCTGGTTCAGATTTGGCCCCCTTTACCGAGGCGTGGTTGCGTAAATGGGTGCCAGAATTAACCGAGGAGGCAGTTGATGAATCCTGAAATCAGTTTTCCAATGACTATAGATGTTACTCCAGATGAAGAGTACCCGGTTCGGATACTGGAGGCCTATCGCCGTAGTTGTGATGTCAGATGGAATACCACTGGACCTTCTTGTGTTCAAGCGAATAAAGATCAACAAAAGCGTGCCACAGTTTTAGACCAAGCCTTAGTTCAACTTAAGAGGGCAACAGAGGTGCACACAGAAAAAGAACACCCACCTACTTTGCATGTCTTGTGTGGTCTACCGGGTGTGGGGAAAACCAAGTGGGCAAAAGAACACCTGAAAGACCACCCAGATACAGTCGTTATTGATATTGATTGTATTACTGCAATGTTGCACGGTGGGGTGTACACTGATTACCAGCGAAAATTCCAACCTTTGTACAAGGCCATAGAATGGGACTGCATTAAAAACGCCCTCTTAAATGGTCGAGACGTGATTGTTGATAAAGTGTGTCACCTCAGGAGTACGCGAGTTCGTTTTCGGGAACTCGCTCAACAACTACACGCCCGAACTACACTGGTTTTATTCGCCACTGCTTCGAGTCCCGAAGAACTAATCGATCGTCGAATGGAAAACGCCAGAGGGTTTAGCAGAGAGCACTGGACGGGGGTTATTAAAGAAAGGGCATATCAATCCGATTTCGCTGATGCAGAATCAGAGGGGTTTGATAACGCTATAACGGTTGGTAACAAAATGAGGCAAGTGTAATGGTTCCCGAAAAAAGAGTGTATTTAGCTGGTCCTATGTCTGGACTACCCGAGGCCAATTTCCCTGAATTCAAAAGGGTTAGGGAAATCCTGCGTAAAAACCGGTTTAAAGTTGTGTGCCCCGCTGAAATGACCAAGGCTCTGGGAGGGGGTAGACGAGAATGCATGCTTCGAGATGTACAACATGTTTTGAATTTAAACAAATCGGAGGGTCATGGACAGAGCGGGTGTGTGATTATCCTTCCTAATTGGCGGGAGTCAACCGGCGCTAATACTGAGGTATTGGTTGCTTGGCAAATCGGTATCAACGTATATGAGTATACTGATTTGGAAAAGGACCCTTTCTTTTCCTTAACTCTACTCCACACGGTTCCTTCGCGATTGCCTTATTCTAGTAATCCTTCTTATCGGCCTACCACTTTGGAATAACCGCCTGTTAAAGCGAAATTGCTGAACTTGATACGCGGTTGTCCAGATTAAGAAATCAGAATTAGGATCTTTTTAGAGCGTTTCACCGGTTCTTTTAACCGATGAAAATATGCACATTCAATTTGGTCTTTTAGAAGCCAAAAATGCGACTACTTTCCAACACCTGAAGATTGACCTAGGTACCCCCGGTCTGAATTTGATTCTGGGGCATAACTCCGAGGATGGTCAAAGCAATGGGTCTGGAAAGAGCAACATTTTTGAGATAGTCAATCACATCCTATTCGGGAACACTGGCAAGACTATTAAAAAAGATTCTATCATTCGTTGGTCCAGTGACTCTGGGTACAGGGGGTCTCTGTGCGTTAGTATAGGCGGTAAAGACCTCCAAATCGAACAGTGGCGGGGCGTTCCCAAATCGGGGAACGGAATGCGGGTGGTTTTAGCTGGGGAAGATCTCAGTTCTGATTTGAATACGACTCAAACACTACCCCAGCAAATACTGGGTATGACTCCCCACGAATGGACTTGCTTGTGTTATCTCATGCAGGGTTATGCTCACCCCTTCCTCGATAACACTCGTGGCGGGAAAAGTCGTCGGGATTTGCTCAGCCAGATTTATTCTCTGAGATTCGGGGATTATCTCAGAGAGACCAAGGATCAACTCAAACAACTACAGAATGATTTGACCGAATCCGAATCAAATATTCAGGGTAGGTTTGAACAGGCCGAGGAAGAAAGGAAAGAGATTGATCTCGATGAAACTGTCGAGAAGTTAGAATCGGTAGCTGTTGAGTTGCTCGCTAAGAGGGAAGAGAAGAAGCACAAAGAGGTCCAGGCTACTCGATTCAAGGAGTTTTCTAAACTGCGGGCGTCCATTGACAAAGCAGAGACTGCCTTAGAAGACACCACCACTAAACCTTCCGCCAAAAAAACTCCCCAAGCAATGATAACTGATTGGGTCGACTCGATCTCGGGGTTGGAATCGGCTCTGCCTCTGTTAAAGAGAAGGTCACGTATAACGGAAGAATTGGGGACGTTGGAAGAGAAAGTTCAAGACGTAGATGAGCCAGAAGCGCTGGGACCAGAGATAGTTCGTCTTACCAAAAAGCTCAAGAAAAACGCAGGACTTTATCTGGAGCTTAACCGATCCCTGGGGATCGCACATGAATTGAAAGAATTGATCGGGGAGAGGGATGCTTCTGAATTCAAATTCTCTGGACAGGAACATCTGGATCAGTTGAAAACCCAGGTAGCTAATCTGAAGGTCGAGGGGAAAGAGCTTTCCCACCGAAGAAAACTTGTCGAGGCCGGGAAGTGTTCAGAGTGTGGCCAGGACATTCATGATGATCAAACAGTAGAAACTTTGGATGCGGCCATATCGCAGTGTAAGACTGATTGTCAACGGATAAAGAATGAAGTTGGTAACCAAGAAACAAACGCAGTCGTGGACAAGTTGTTCGGGAAGTTACCGACGACTTCTCTTTCCACTTTTTTCACTGGACTGATTGAAGCTGAAGAACGGGTTAAGCTTCTACAGAAGAAGATTAGACGGCTTGAGAAGTTACAGCGGACCTTTGGACGAATCACCGAACTTCAAGAATCCTTAGGGGATATAGGGGAAGTCGAAGACGGATGTCCAGAAGATGTATCTGATCAAATTGCTAAACTGAAGGGAAAACTCGCTAAGGCTAGAGAACAGAATGGATTGTGGGTCGATTATGAAACGACTAAAATAGCCACTCAAAAACGAATCGCAGATCTCAAGTCACAACTAAAGGAAATGGGAAAGGTAACAGAGGTATCTAGCGAGGACACGAAAGCTCTCCAGGCTGTGATAGATTCTATCTTAGAAGAGCGGGCTCGTCTAAAACAGAAAATCGCTCGGGTCAAGGAATTGAACAAGCTTGTCCGAGATTTGAAAAAACGAAGGCAGGGACTTGATGCTAAAAGGGAGAAGATTTCGACTTATGAAATCCTCTCTTACTTGTTTGGTCCTAAAGGCTTTTCACTTCGCATCGGGGGGATAGTCAAGCAGTTGAATGAACGGTTTGAACGATACATCAGTATTCTATTTCCAGAATACCGCAATGGATTTCGTTGTCGAATCGCTAGTTCAGAGGAAGAGATATACTTAGATTGTGAAAGCAGTCAGGGGTATGAAGCTACCATGGCTAGCCTTAGTGGAGGCGAGAGAAGAAAGGTAGCCATAGCAGCCATGCTCTCGCTTCGGGATTACACCCCTCACCACAAGCAGTCTAATTTACTGGTCCTCGATGAGTTTGACCAGCATTGTACTGAGGACAACCGTCATCGAATCATCGATGCTTTAGAAGACCACCGGTCTCAAAACCCCGAGACCGCTATTTGGGTTATTACCCATTCAGAGGGGGTTCAGACTCGGGACTGTTGGAATAGGGTTATCAGAGTTAATAAGAAAAAGGGGTCTAGCTCTTTGGAGACGGTGGTTGGATGAAATTTGGTAAATTACGAGTTGACCCTCATTCAGTGTCTACTAAGACTTGGACGGATCTTCTCCAGGGGGTGGTGGGGGATTTTGAATGCAGAATACACAGGATAGCTTTGGACAAGGAGGCGATCCAGCTTCGTCTAACTCTGTCAGAATCGGGGTATTTCAAATTGCCTTTTTTGCCCAAATCGAGCCCCGGAAAAAACGACCTGGTTCTTACCCTGGATGAATACCTTTTATTCGGGAGGGTACTCTCCTCTGTTTTTGTTAAGAGAGTGTCTTCTTCCCAGGCTCTAGTTAACCCCGTCTTTAACTTTCTCAAGGGGGAATGCCGAGCATTTTGTGTGTGGTGTTTACAACAAATGCCTCGGTTTAAGATTCAGCTATTGGATTCCATTGTCTTGTCCCGGCCCCCCAAGGGAAAAACTGTATTTCAAATTCCGTTGACTAATACAGGGATGTTGTTTGGTCCTGAAGAATTCAAAGGAATGGAGGGGATCAGAATCAGTACCAAGAAAGGGAGGCCAGTGTTGCTGGTTCCTGTTAAGTCCAAGTTTATTTGGGAGTGGATATTTCATTATGACTACCGAGTGTGATTTCCCGCCTCTACTTGAAGCCATACGAGACGTGTTAGACAAAATGGGGTTTGACGGGAACACCCCGCCTAAAGGGTGGGTGGATACTGAACGAGGTGTGAAGCATTGGCGCGTTGTATTGGATATGGATAGAAATGTTCGAATCCTGTACACCAAGAAAGCGATCTTCCCACAAACCCGTTATATTATCCAGGTAGAAACGTTGGACATCCGTCTGGATCAACAATCTGCTAAACAAGTTCGGGCCGTAGTATATGATACAAGAGGTGGGAACACCTCATTGTATCAAACCGATAAGGTGGATTGTTATCTGCCTGATTTTCCTGAAGTAGAACGGGAAGTCCGTAAAACAGCTATTGGGTGGTTGATATCACACTTCCCCGACCATCTTAATCCTCTTGCTTATTGGGAGAGTCATGAATGATGCGATTTATAAAAATGTATGGCCTTCAACGGACTCACACCAATTGGATGGAGTGGATCTTAGCCGCTAATTTTGATGTGACCGTACTGGTTAATGAGATGGGGTGGAAACACGGCTCGATAAACACCAATGACCCCGATTGGACTCAACTGGCAACTGTCCCCAAACTGAGAGGGAAAGTACCCGCTCTTCAAGCTGCTTATCAGCAGGGGGAACTGAAGTGGTGTTTTTGCGTGAAAAACCCCTTTGCTTGGTACCGTAGCTTTCGTGCGTATCGACAGGGGGCATCTCTGACAGAGGCTATGCAGATGTGGAACCAAAGGAACGCCCACTATCTGCAATACTTTGAAGCCCACAAAGCTAATTGTGGGTTTGTTCGATATGAAGCCCTCCTCGGGTCTTCGCATCGGGTTCTCAGTCGATTAGCTAAGAAACTTCAACTCACCCGAACTACCACCAAAGCGTTTGTCCTGGCCCAAAAGATAATGAATAAAGGTAGTCAGGAGACCAGAAAGCCATTTGATCCTTCGTATTATCTCCAACACCGTTACTTAGATGATTTGACTCCGGATATAATCAGAATCATTCTGAAATTAGTCAATAGAGATTTGGTTTCCAAGTTTGACTATGACGCCATCTATCGTCTTGCTCAGGAGAGGGTTTGATGGCAAGTAACAACAGGGATAAGCCGGTTCTTCACGCCCTTGAACATAAAAGTAAAACTGAGTGGAAGAGGTGCATTAATTTGTTACCTCCGGAAGTTTTATTGGCTCTAACCGCTATAGAATATGACCTCAAAACCACGCATTCACGAGCTAAAAAATCTGTTCGGGAGGCGGTTAAGCTAGAAGTTTTAGACGGTTCATTCAAGGGGAGAAAACTCTCTAGTTTGTCTGAACAGGAGAGGGCCAAATTCGACAAAAGTTTCAAGCAAAAATGCCAAAAGGTGATCAAGGATCTTGATTCGGCGTGTAACGACTTGATTTGGGAGCGACGTAGGGAAGTTGTTCTCAGTGAGCGGGTGGGGCTTTCCACTGTGGGGGACGACATAGATGAGGAGAATCTTTCTGGGGGATTTAGCGATGCTTTCACTCGAGAACTCGCTCAAAAATTGACCGTTGGTCCTAGTGGAGGAAAATTGGGGCAATTGATCAACCTCATCGGGACTATTCTTAACTTAGACATGGTTACCATCTGCGCTGTCCGGTCTAGACCTAGTGATCCAGATCAGGATTTATGGAAAGCATACTCTCTTACGGTATCAGATTGCCCTTGGGAAATAACCAGTGCGGTAATTGGCATTGTTACACAGGTTTTGTGTCGTCGTGTATGTAAGGAATTCTTGGCCAATTCTGGGACGTTCGATGAAGAAATGATGCAACGCTATTCTTCCTTCGTTGAATCGGTCAAGAAGAGCGTTGAGATTGGACTTCGGAACGGGCCTGAATCTCCCCCAGATTCTCCGGAGCAATCAAATTAGCGAGGAAAGAAATGCAGCCATTGATGCTACAAGCAATGATTATAGCGATTCTGGTGTGCGCTATCTTGATGAACTTACCAGCGTTCATATGGCGTATAAGGTTTAGCAACAGGCCAACCTTACTTGTGCCCTTATTATTTAGTATGCTGGCATTCGCTTTGTGGGTATTCCGATGATTATTCTTGATGGTGTTGTTGTTCACATAAAAAACACTGGAGGGAACAGGTCTGTAGAACTTTTCAAGAAGTCGGACTTCTCCCTACTCGTTGAAGCTTTGCGCATTCCAGAGAAATCCCCCTTTGCCGATCCCCTAATTTTATGGCTCAGGGAAACTTCTACTCAATTTGAAGTGGGGGAGCGGGTTCAGTTAGAAATAATGGGCGAAGCAGTCAAACTTACCCTGACTATTCAGAAGACATATTCCAGGGTGCGGATGACGCCTCAGAGTAAACCCATTTTCACAGCCGTGGTAGCCAGTTCTGTGATGAAAGGGGCTTCTCACAAACTATATTCGTTAATTCAAGAGAAAGGTTTGAGAGAACTTCCTTATTTCATTGAGCTGGACCATGGCCCGACCGCAAGCAATTCTCCGAAATAGGCTTTTTGTTCCCGCCAAACACGTAAAACCGGAACACACAAAGCCCTTTGAATACCCCTACGAGTTTAAGGACTACGATCCGACCAAGGCATTCGGCGATGATTTGGGGTATGATTTTCAACTAATCCAAACTTACCAAATTTCGCCTGATGGGGACTGGTACGGCTTTAATCGAGGGGACTTGGAAAAGATCGAGCATCTTTTTGGGGATGATTTTCGCATAAAAGATGAACGGGCCAATGTGCCTTTAGGTTTTCATCTTCGTATGCGTGGTGGGGAAGAAGGGGCAAAATTTTCATACAGGGAGGGCCAAACTGAAGCTCTGCGAGACTGGTTAGACCCCAATTTGGGTGGTATCTTAAAGGCTCCGCCTGCGTTTGGTAAAACGGTGGTTGCCGTAGCTTATATAGTTGCTCAAGGTCAAAGGGCAGTGTTCATTGCTGATCAAACTAATCTATTAGACCAATTCGAGAAGGAATTTCGGGCGTTCACCAACATAGACGAATTGGAAGATGCTTTAGGTCGCAGACTCCTGGGTCCAGTGAACAAGAGACTGGGCGATAATGTTTGTCCTATCAGTTACGCACCTTACCAGTATTTCTTCGCCAACCCTAAGTACCTGAGAATGATAAAAAACCAATTCGGGGTGGCGATATTTGATGAGGTTCATGTTGTTGGTGCTAAATATTTCTCTCGTGCTGCTACCAGTTTGAACCCCCTTGTTCGAGCCGGCATGACTGCTACCCCATACAGAAAAGATGGGTTGCATTTCTTATTCGATGATCTAATTGGTCCGGTTCGCCACGAAGCAGAACGCAATGTTGGTACGATAGCCCGTATAGTTTACACTGGATGTAAACTCAGTGCCAACATGCGGAATTTCAACAACATCTTGAATTACTTGATGGTGGATGAATCTCGTAACAACGTTATCGCTAAAGAAGTCAAGAAAGCAATACTGGCCGGTCATAAAGTAATTGTTTTGGTCAGCAGAAAAGCTCATTGCCGTGATTTAGCTGAATTGATGCGAAAGAAATACAAGATTCGGGCAGAGAGTTTGAATGGTGATAACAAGTGGCAGATAGACGATTTCAAGCAGAGAATCACTAGTGGGGAACTCACCTGTTTAGTAGCTACTGAGAAACTGTTTGGAAAGGGGTTCAATCTCCCCGCTTTATCGCTGTTGTGTATTACCATTCCGAGTGCTAATCCAGCTAACATTGAACAATGGACCGGTCGAGTTGAACGCCGGGTACCAGGCAAGCAAACCCCCGTAGTGGTGTATTTGGCAGATTCTGGACCTAATGTAATCTACGGTTGTGTTAACACCGTTAAAAAAGCGTTTAAGAATCTCAGCATCCCTGTAACAATAGACACCACTTATTCGGATATTGATAGTGAGGTCGGTGCAGTCACTAAAAGGCTGGGGACTTGGAAGAAAAAGCGGTCTATCGATTGGGCCAATAAAAACATCAGGGATTTTGATTGAATGACAAACGATGTTTTACGTATGGTGTATACTCTTCTTAGTAGAGATTCTTGTTCGGGGGTAGAGACACAGACTTCCCCTACCGGTTTCTGTATTTTGGTAGGAGAAGACACAGACCTTGCTCTGCTTAATCGGTTTCACACTTTCGTCTCCACATATGATGACAAAGTGGTTGGGGTGTTTTCTAACAACACCCCTCCGTTAATAAATGAGAAAGGGTTGATAAGTCAGATTACCACTTGGTGGGGTCCACATTCAATCCTGACTTTGCAAACCGGTCAACCGGCCATCTATGTAGGCAATGATCTAGAAACATGTGCTAATATGGAATCTTTGTTTGGACTGCCACAACAGAGCAAACTCATTCTAGGGCGGAAAAGTACCTTAGACCCTTTCGATCTGAGTGAAGCGGAGGTTTTCGATTGATAATCGCGGATCATGCATTTCAACATCATGATGATTACAACCGAGTTTTATGGCAGTGGGGCATACCGAAGTTTTATTGGTCTTGGATAAAAGAAGGGCCTAAGTTCACTAAACCAGAGATTATAGCGAAGATCACCGGTGATAGAACCAGCGTGGTTTTCTTGTCCAATCCTGAGAACGGGGCCATTTTGGAAGCTTTCAAGGCATTGGTGGCCGTAAACAAACCAGCCTCGCTAGCCATTTCAGCAGATCGTGTTATAGAAGTTACGCCTGAGTCCCTTGCCAAAAAACAAAGAGTGGTGGTGTATGCGGTCTCTGCTATGGTACCTAAACACATTCTGACTCGAATTCGGGGTATGTTCAGTAGGCACACTTTGTTGGTCACATTCGCTGGAAGTAAGAGAGAGTGGATGACTACGTTTCGATATACACCCGAGTATTTTGTTTCTGTTGACAAGAGGGTGTTCTAGATGTCTGCTGATCTAAAAGCGATGGAAAGGGAATTGAGGTTAGCGGGAGTGCTAGCCTTTGGGAGTAAAGCGCACAAGGCTTATGTGCTGAAGATGGTTCCTTCGGAAGCCATAATCCACATCAGACCGGTGTGGGACATTCTGTCAAAAATGGTCTTGGGTGATCGGGACATTGATATCAGTATCATCCCAGCGACAGCAGGAAGAAATCTCCCAGATGATCAGGCGGCTTATTTAGAATCGTTAGCCAACTTCACTATCATTGATTCTGATGGGGTGGTAAAGGATATCACAACTGCCATCTTGTCGGATTATCACCGATCTGAAATAGCTAATCGTTTCAAAGACATTTGGCGGGATTTAGCTGAGGAACAATCCACCCCCGATGAGGCTTTGGGCCAGTCTTATTTGGCGTGTCAAGAACTCTCCACAATGATGAACCGGAGAGATGATGGGATTGGTTTTGGTAAAGGCATTTCCCATGAAGAGATAATGAGGTTTCTACATTCAGAAGAAACTTTATTGGTGCCAACTGGTTTCACTGGGTTTGATGAAAGAGTCGGGGGTTTTCAACCCGGAGATATGGTGGTGATTGCTGCTCCATCTAATCAGGGGAAGACCACCGTCATGATCCAGATGGCCCTGAATATGTCTAAGAAAGTACCGGTGTTGTTTCAATCCCTGGAATTGGACAAGGGTCAAGTTTATCGCAGGTGTTTGGCTAATCTAGCTCAAGTCCCCTTCAGTCAGTTGCGGTCGTCAAAGAAATGGGATGATGAGATTAGGGAAACGATAGTTGAGACCATCAAGGGAGCATCGGAGGATAGGAGCAGGAAGGATTCTATCTTCTGGGTTAAAAACACCCCAAATCTAAAAGTGATCGACATTCTATCTGATGTGATGGTGGGCGGGTACAAGGTTGTGTTTATTGACTACCTGAATATGATGACCGGAGGCGGGGCAGATGAATCCTTATGGCAGCAGCTAGGCGATATAGCCCGAGAATTGAAAATCCTGGCCATGGACCAGAAGATCGTGGTTGTTGTCGCGGCACAATATGATGAAAAGCAGCAACAGATTCGTTATAGTCGGGCAGTTCGTGAACACTGTGACATTATGTTGACCTGGGTTCTTCAGAGTGAAGGTGACGCAACGGATGAAGAGGAAGGGATATATGATCCGATTCAGACCTTTGATTGTCAGATCGATAAGGGCAGGAATATAGAGAAGTTTCAGTTTCCACTACGGGCTGATTTTAGTATTATGCGCGTTACTGATTGTGGTGAAAGCCGTCTGGGGGATGCTGATGAAAAGGTGACTACTAGATCTCCTTTGGCCAGATATGGTGGCCAAAAAGGGAAACGAAAAGAAGGAGACACAGAAGGGGTGGTTTTTCCAGAAATAGACTAAATGCCTATTTGGATCGGGGCTCTACAAAGAGGTATAAAGTTTTAACTGGAGAACAATAAATGGATAAGCAAATTTCGCAAATTATTCAAGGTCGTTTGAATGATAGTAAAAAGCTTCTGGTAATCGTGGATGGGTCTGGCATATTTAACGGTCAGAAGCTTTTGGATTATGAAGCTCTATTGTCTCATATTCGTGGTGCTAGAACCTTACAGAGGGCCTCTTACTACGCCGTAGAGGAGCCAGGAAAGAACATAAAGAAGTTCGCCTTTATGCTGAATCAATCCGGGTTTGACGTTCAAACTAAAACCACAAGAGATTACACGGCGTGGAACGTGAGTATAGTTCTTGATGTAATTGAATCGTTACCTATGTTCGATGTCCTGGCGATAGTGACTGGTTTGACAACTTTTTCCGATCTGTTTGCACGGGTTCGAGCTAGAGGAAAAGAAGTAGAGGTCTGGAGCTTCGAAGAAAAACTCAGCTTGTTCCGGGATACTGCCTCGTATTGTTATTCGGTTGATCCTTTTATTCGAGGGGATGATCCTATGATTGAAACGAGAGGTGTATGATGCCCCAACCGTTGTCTGAAGCAACACTAAAGTCCAATGCGGAAGTAGCTAAGGCTGTCCGCGAGTTCGTGGAAAAGGCCAGTATCTTTGTTGAGGTGATGGCTAGGAACGACATTGAAGTTCAGCTACCTGAGCAGCCCTCTTCTGGCCCCGACTATGGGGCTCCAGCAATTGACAGTTACAAGAAGACCTACACCCCGATTACCAAACAAGAAATCATAGAGGCCAACAAAAAAATGGCTGAGAGTATTGCTGGTGAGAACTGGATTGCGGGGTTCTTTATGGCTGTTCAACTTCTTTCGAGATTGGGGTAAGCGATGAGATCAACGAAGTGGTTCAGCGTTTTCTTCCTTCTGTTAACCGGTTGTTTGTGTTTGTTCGTTATGGTTGGTTGTACTTCCACTAGTACCCTGGTGGCTCAAAAAGCCAGTTTGCGTACTCAAGCTGTGAAGGACGGCGTCTTCTATGACACTTTCAATGCTTTGTCTAGAGAAAATTTCGAAACCGCACGCCTGAAACTTCAGAAAGCAGTTGAAGCTCAGGATCAACCAGCCGCTGAGGCGATTCTGGTGGAACTGGCTACGAAGAGAGACCGGCAACTAGAATGGTCTCAGGATTTTGAAAGAGCAAATGCATACAAGTATGTCACTGTTGATATGAAGTTATACAGCGACATTGGTATCCTTAACTATCTGGGGGGCAAATTTAGCGAAGCGACTAAAAAGGTGCTTGAGGCGGTTGATGAGGCAGCCGCCAATAAGCCCTAACCAAACCCCTTCCCCTCCCCCTCCTGCGAGGCTCAAGGATACTCTCCTTGGGCCTCGTTATTATATTTAGACATGGTAAACACCAGGTAATTAAGGCGTGTTATGGTTAAAGCCTTTTCTGATTTCATAGGTAATTCACGGGCTATCAAACAATTGATGGCTCTTACTAAAAAACCACCTAATTGCCTAATCCTGGTTGGTCCTCGGAAGGTGGGGAAAGCTACTGCCGCCCTAGAATACATGTGGGAGGTTCTGGGAGACCCCAAATCTCGATGGCTGTTAGAAACGGGGAAAGAACACCCAGATGTAAAATGGTTGGAGTATGAAATTGGTTCGATGCTTCCTCGGGAGGTTTCGGCTTTCGTCAAGGGCGATAATTTCAGGCCCATCATTTCAAATCACAAATTCCATGTCGTGGATTTTCTTAGTGCCCCCAGCAAGGGCAATAACTCAATCCTACCGGGCCTGCTCAAGACTCTGGAAGAACCCCCTGGGCGTTTGACTATCATTCTGATAGTACCGGATTTAGACTATCTGCTGGGAACTATTCTATCCCGCTCTGTAACAGTTCGATTCAACACGCCCAGTCATGATGATTTAACCGCCTTGGTTAAGCTCCGTTACCCAGACGCAGAAGAAGATGTTATCGCCAAGTGTCTAAAGTTGGTGGGTAACAACATGGGGGCGGTTTTATCTACTGAACCAGATGAGCTATACCAGATGGGGGAGAACATCCTGAAATTCTTATGGCAGATCCGTCCTGCTGGATTTTGGGAACAAAGTCAATTCTGCACCGCCCTGCAAGAGGAATTCAATCTTACCACCGCTATTTGCGTTGAACACCTATCCATGATTCTTAATCAGTTTAGGATCAAGGGAAAATGGGCTCCAGCCGTCTTCGAACAGTGGGGAACCTATGGCATAGCTCGGATCATCCAGATCATACTGGAGGCTCGTGAAATTCAACTCAGCCGATGTCCCCATAGGAACCTTCAACTGTTCATGGAAAGTGCCTTTATCGCTGTTTCAGAGGAAGTATTTACCAAGGCGGAGGAATCGACTGATGACTAACCAGCCTTCTCTATTTGATGAACAAATCATCACTTTAGTGGATATGAGTCCAGTGGTATACAAATGTCAGGCAGGGCCTCCGGGTGAAAACTACGTAAACTGGAAATGGATCTTACTCCGGTTGCTCAAGAAGATATACACTGACAGAACCAATATCTTCTTTGTTTTGGATACTCGACCTGATAGGAAAAGATCTATCGATGCAACATACAAGGCTGATCGTGCTAAAGAGGAAGCCCCAGAAGTTTGGACGGCGCTGGATCCCCTGTTACAATGGGTTCCACAGTCTTATCTGTGGGCAGAGGGCGAAGAAGCCGATGATGTGTTGGCTTGGATGGCACTGTCTTTACCTGATTGGGAAGTCAACATCCTAACGGGTGATCGAGATTTGTGGCAATTGTTAGACAATCGTTGGATTCGAATCTGGGACTTGCGATCGTCAGGGCTGGTCTCTCGTAAGGATTGTCAAGACACGTTTGGAGTAAAAGCTCGCCAAATCGCCATGTACAAATCTTGGTTCGGGGATTCTAGTGATGGCATACCGGGTGTACCCCGTTTACACCGTAAGAAGATCGCTCCTTTGTTGATCGCCCCATTTAAGAAGATGAAGGAATCAATTGCTTGGTTGAAATCTGAGGAATCGAAAGGGGCCATGACAGCCAAAGCCAGAGAGGCTCTACTTGCTTTTGTCCCTCGGGCAAAAACCAACTGGAAATTGGTTAAACTAAGTAAGAAAGATTTTAAATCACCGATAAAACAATACTCTTTGCTGGGTGATTTTGATCGGTTCATGGCTCATGTGGATACAACTGAGAATGCTCAATCAGTTGGCCGAGAAGTGTTTCATTTGGCTTGGCAGAATTTAACCGCTTGTAGAGACACTCTATTGGATATAGCTCCAGGAGATGAAGCCCCTCAGATTGGGTTTCATAAATAACCGAGGGTAAAATTGAAAAAACTATTGGAACACCAGCAGATTCTTGTTCGTATCGATCAATTAGCTAGTCAGATTGACTCAGACTTTGAGGGCCGAAGACTAATAGTTGTTCCCGTTTTGTGGGGTGCTTGCACTTTTTCGATGGAGCTATTTAATCGTTTAAAAACTACCGTGACTATTCTTCCAATATGGGCTACTTCTTATTCTGGGACTTCTCAGGGTAATTTATCTATCAAACATGATTGGGATTTATCCCAAATAGATCCCGCCGCCTGTTCGGCGTTAATAGTAGACGACATTTTGGACTCTGGTAAAACCATCAATGGCGTAGTGTCTTTGTTGAAAGGTTCCGGGTTTCACGACACAAGAACGTGTTTTTTGTTGGACAAAGAGAAATCTAGCCGTTGCCCAAATTATACTGGATTTGTTATCCCGGATAAATTTGTAGTAGGGTTTGGATTGGACATGGGTGGTAGATATCGGGGCTTACCAGACATATGCATAATCGAAGAATGTAAGGGTCAGGATGAAAGGTCATGAAAAAATTTCTAGAACATAGAGACATTGTCACTCACATCGATACAATCGCCAATCAAATAAACGATGCCTACCGTGGAGAAAAGGTGGTTGTAGTTCCGGTCTTGTGGGGCGCCAGTCTCTTTGTAATGGAACTATTCAGGACTTTGCGAATTGACATGATAATTCGTCCGGTTTGGACGGCTACTTATTCTGCTGATCGTGGGGTAACCATTGCACACGATTGGGAACCGCCAAGCAACCCAGCCGATTATTCTGTGCTAGTAATTGATGCCATCATAAACACAGGCGAGACTTATGATAAGATTCTGACCATGCTAGCGGATTTTGGATTTCGAGATGCAGACGCGTGTTTCTTACTGGACACGAAGAAGTCAGGGCATGTTGGTAATTACTCTAGTCTTGATGTTTCGGGCAAGTTCGTGATTGGGTTTGGGATGGACCTGAAAGGCAAATATCGGGGGTTATCAGATATATGGGAATGTGGTGATGGCCCTTCCCCAGGTTTTCCTGATTACGATGGTCAAGTAGAACTCCCTCTTGGAGATTGGAAACTCACTTTGTCTCCTCAAGTGACGGAGTCCAAATGAGTTATCATAGTACGCAAGCAATCGATGCCAAGTTATTGCTTGCTGAGAAGATGCAAATGGTTGATCTTCCTGCGGTGATTAAAAGGATTGGTGAAGCGGCTGAACACGGAGATCTGAGTGAAAACTCTGAATGGAAATTCGCCATAGAAGAACGAGATTTTCTTTCCAAGAGACTCCAGGATTTACAAACATCGTTGTCTGCGGCTGTGCCTCTTGATGAAGCAGAGGTTCCAACCGATGTTGTGGGGGTTGGTTCAAAGGTCACTTTCAAGGGATCAAAAACGATTGTCTTTAGGGTACTGGGGCCGTTTGACTCCAACCCCGATGGGGGCGTGATAAGTTATGAATCTCCCTTTGGTCAAACGCTTTTGGGGAAGAAGAGGGGGGATGTCGTTATTTACCAGGGAGAGCACTGTGAAATCACATCAATAGAAAATGGCCTGATGGATTATGAGTTAGGTAAATCTGATGAGTCCGAGCCCGATGATGAATTTGGGTTTTCCCAGTTGATAGGATAAGAAACCACGGAGTAAAGGTGTGGGTAAAATTATCAATAGACAGCCACCCCCTCTTCAAATTTGGACTTTTGATTCGCTCGGTCCTGTTGGTACCGCGGAGGGTAGACCAGACAGTGAAAAAGCCGCTGGAGAAACTCCGGTCCCAACATCTGAGAAAGACACGTCAAGCGATATAGGATAAGAAACCGTGGAATTTACAGTAGAAACTGCACTGATCAAGTCAATCATGTCGATCCTTTCTCGAACCGTCTCGGTGGCTGGTACCGTCACTATTAATACTCGGTTCTCTGTCTTGAAAAAGAAAGATGGCAGATGGTTGGTAATCGAAATGGTTGGAGAGAAGGCTTATGGAAAGACAGTCCTAAAGCCGAATGAAGTCGACTGGTTATCAAAAGACATGACCCCTATCGTAATCGACGGGTCCTTTATTCAGTCCTTGCCTGATATGGCGGGGAATTACGAATTCCGAGCCACTGATGATACAACACTTACCATTCGCAATAAGCAGTACACGCGAGAGGTAGGTCAAGGCGGCGATGAAAGTTGGAATAGGTTAAAGGTTTCTGAGCCACAAGAATTGGTGATTCCAATTGAATCGGCCACTGAGTTAATTGGATCAATTCCATCAGCGTGTACATTCGCTGAATCTATCACTACGTTTAGCCCTGATTCATTAGTTAGAATCAGCATAAACGGCAAGGAAATCACTATCGAGGCAACTGATTCTCATAGTGCCTTTTTCCGCCGGGTTCATTTATCAAAGACCCTTGGCAAGGGTCAAATTTTGGTTCCGGCTGATTGGTTAGCAACGTGGCCTCATTTGATTCGTGGTGGGAAGGGGTCAAAAATCAAACTGCTTCTTTCCAGTGAAGAAGAAGATTCTTGCGTGGCTATCCACACTGATCGGTGGAAAATTGTGCACGCTCTTCCTGAATCGGATCGGTTCAAAGACGTGCAATCAATCATGAAGCGTCGTAATGATAAGAAGTTTAAAGGCAAAAATGATCTGGTAGTATTCTGCCCCAGTATGGCCACTGCTATCAACATGGCGTGTAGTTGTTTACCGGGGGACCCAGCCATTGAACTGCGTCGAGAAGAAAAAGTGTTTTCTCTCTTTGCCGAAGATTCCCAGGCTAGGTCTAGCCTGAATTTGGGAAAGGTTGGGGAAAGCTTTGCCGCTACTGAAAAGGTGGAAATAGACAAGGAACCCATTAAGAAGCCTGGCAAAAAGACGGAAAAAGAAGAACCCAAGAAAAAAGCTGCCGACACTGTAGTTAAGGGGTGTAAAAACTACAGAGAAACGATGCGGACTAATCGTACAGCGTGGGATCTCGTGCTAAAGGCGGGTTCAACGTTGGTAGTAGACAAGACTCTTCGACTTCGTTCTGACGGTAGAATGGTGTTTGCTGAAGATGGCTCTGCCAATTTAATCGTGGCCACGACTGAGGTTAAAGGATAATTATGTCATCAAACGAAGACAAATTTCAAACGGGGTACGCGCTAATCCTAGAAGGTTTAGCCGAGATGGGCCACTCCGGATATAACTTCAAAGGTACTGATTCGCGAGCTGCTAAAGCCCTGCATGAAATGGTGTGGTCGAAAGATCAGATCAATAAAGAAGTCGCCAAAATTCTTTCTTGTTCATTCCCAGATCAAGGAAACGGGGTGTATGATGCAATGATTTGCAGTACGCAAAATATCGTGAATTTTATGTGTCCCCACCACCTTCTTCCGGTTATGGCTTTGGTTCACATAGCCTACGTTCCAGCCGCAGAAAGGCAAGAATTCCGAATACTGGGTATTAGTAAACTAACTCGCCTCGCGACTACTATGGCTAAGCAGCCCATCCTGCAAGAATCCTACACCTATGAGCTAGCCACGACCTTACACAATAGTGTTCATGCAAGGGGAACCGCTGTGATGGTAGAGGCAATGCATAATTGCATGAGTTGTCGAGGAGTGCAAAGTCCCACGTCTCGAATAACCACCACTACTGTTTTGGGGGCTTTCGTAGAGGGTCATGTTAAAGCGGAATTTATCGAACGAGTTAGTTCGACTAGGGGGTCATTGCTTTAATGGATCGGTGCCCCGACACTTACGAATTGTTGTTTGTCGATCACGCTTCCATTCCTGAGGTGACTGATAAACTTTTGGCGGCATCTAGTTTAACCCCGAGTAGTGTCTGGGAAGTTATATCGGTTACTGGGGATTATACTAAAGATGTTCTTTACCGGGAATTGGGTAAGGCTAGTTTAACTCCCTCTTGTTTACAGGCTTCCGAATATGTGCATTATAAGTGGGCAGAAGAGGGCATCTTTGACCATTTTTCTGTTGAAATATTGGAACCAGGGGAAAGTCCACAAGGGATAAATTTAGCCATTACGACGAATATCCTGTTGATGCAATACAAACTCCCCACCGTATCCGCTATGGTTAAACATTTACGTAAAGTGCACGCCGCTTTACGTAAGGGAGGATCGTATCTGGTATATTTTGGTCATATCTACGATGGGTACCTTCGTTTACACGCGCTTCAGAATTATTCCTGGAGTAGGTCGCGGAAAGATATCAAAGCGTCCATTAAATTGTCAGGGTTAGATATAGACTGGGTATCCAATGCTACTTCTGCTTTCATGAGTATTGCCTCTGATAACACTCGGGTTGGGAAAAACCTGCACAAGACATCCGAGGCAATTAAGCTGGGTGTTTTTAGTCCGGGGGAATTGGTAAAAATGGCTAAACACGCTGGGTTCAGTGAGTCGCATGTTTTATCTTGGTCTTCTCTTTGTCAAATTACATCATCAATAATCCATGATGATTACCCCATCGTTCGAATGATAAAGTGAATCGGAGATTAGTATGGCAGCAGTGACTATCAGAGTTTCCGTTACACTGCCTGAAGTGTTAAAGGCTTTGGAAGAGTATTCGAGAGAAGAATACGTCGAACACTGGAGCTTATTGGAGTTGGGTAAGGCCAGGGAGTTGATTGACGCAACGGAGCAAAGGTTGTTAAAACTGTTTCAAGATCGGGGAGTCGATTTAGGAGTTCAGAAGTGATTGTGTTGTCCAGACAACAAACTCTCATTCTAGATCGTTTGGTTCATGTTAAAGGAAGTTATTTATTCAAGAAGAGCAACGATGGTGTTATTGTTTGGAGCGATACGCACGTCAAAGCCGATGGCAGAAGTGTACGCTCTCTGGTATCACGTGGTCTGATTCGCATATGCCATCTTAAGTCAGTCCCTAGAATCAAATATCGTATAACACCAGTTGGTCGGAAAGTATCTCAGACTTGTATTATTCGTAGTCGAACGCTCTCCAAAAAGTGATGATCATGTCCAATCTCTTAGAAGCAGCAACTAAATTTCTCACCATTCTTGCCAAATGTCCTCGTAGCCAATCAGGTGCTGGGGGTCAAACTGTTGATGCCTGTTTAGCGAGAACTGTTATAAATAGAGTTCCTCTTAGGGCGGTTCAAGAGTTTGAACAAGCGGTTAGTTTTCGTACTAGTGATCCTCCTCACGAATGTGTGTACGCGATAGGGTGCGAGCATAAGCCAGGAGAATTTGGTATGTGGCACGGGCCCAACCCCTCCTTGCAGCATATGTTGGAGGTCACCCCCATAGAAACCCAGCCAAATTCGGTCATCTTGAAATTAGAAGGTGAATCCAGTTTGGTTGTATATCGATGGCAAGACATGAAGTGGGTTCCGGAACAATGTTAATAGCTCACTGTGCTGACCAGCATTTCGGATCCGGGAAAGGTTTATTCTCAATGGGGGGCGAATTCTCTTATCTGGATCGGACAGTATCCGCTTGCGATAGGCTAGTAGAATCCTTTCGTTCAAAAGGAGTTGACGGAGTAATTTCTGCTGGGGATCTGTGGCACACTAAAAACCCCACTCCAGAAGAAATCGGGGCGGTAATTCGTTTTCTTCTGGAATTAGACACTCTTGGTGTGCCTTGCATCATTATTCCGGGAAACCATGATCAACAGAACCCCACTACGACGGTTTTGGATCATTTGCGTCCTCTTCAGGGTAAGCTTTCGAATGTCATACTCGTAAATGACCCCAAGGTGTATGATTTGTGGGGGTTAAAGGTCGCGGTCGTTCCGGGGCACCGCAATGAATGTGTCTCGGATTTGGTGGGTGAAGACCCCGATATCTTGGTGATTCATGCTGATGTAAAAGGTGGGGCGTATGACAATGGGGTGAAATCCTACCGGGGGCTGGATTTATCCCCCTATTCTTCTATTCCCTATATCGCGTTGGGAGATTTCCACTCTAGACAGCGAATAAACAATGCTGCTTATCCGGGGTCTGCCTATCAAACCAAATTTGGAGAGAAGTCTCTTAAGCGGGGTTACTTACTGGTCAAGTGGACGAAATCCGGTCCTAAAGCAAAACCAGTTAACATTCCCCAGGACTATCCACTTATAACCATAGAGGTAGAGACTCAAGATCAACTAAATAGTCGCTTGGCCGAAATTCCCCCTTCTTACACCGTGAAAGTCAAGGTCAAACAAGGCGTAACAATTGACCTAGGTGAAGATAAGAGGGTCACAAAAGTGGAAACCACCGCTGTTAAAACAGACATTGAAATCCAATCGGCGACTGTAGAAGACCCTTTGAGTGGGATAGAAGACATACTTAAACAGGGTGGGTACGACCTTTCCGAAGAGAAAACTCAAGTGGTTAAAGATGAGGCCAGAAAAATTGTTACGGCGGTGGATGGGTAATATGAACCAAGATAACAAGAAAATGACGACGAAGACGAAAAACGACACGTTCAAGACAGTGGGTTTCGAGGACATCGATAACGCTCATCGCCATGCGAATCGTGTTGGTGGGCGAGTAGTGGAGCTTGGGATTGGCTTCGACGATAACACCTTCGCGGTTGTAACCACAGACGTGCTTACCCGACTGATTGCTAGTGGCGACACATATGTGGCCGTTTACCCGCGATGTTCATCCGACGATCTGGGTGACGATCTGGACGGTGGTACGTTTCGCACATACGAGTATCCTAAAGGGTGGTAGTCACGTGTTGAGTATTACCACTGAAACGCTTGATGGCCACGAGGTTGTGATTGGGGTCGATGAAACGGGCCGGGGGTCTATCGCTGGTCCGGTGGCGGTGGGAGCCACTCTGTTAAAAATGGATCAAGTCGGGGTATCTGTTCCACAAATAAATGACAGCAAAGAATTGACCCTAACTGAACGACAACACGCAGCGCAATGGATCGCTGATAAACTACCTTATTCTGTTGAAATGGTGGACGCCAGCTATATTGACAAAGAGGGGATTAACCCCGCCATATCAAAAGCAGCCGAGCGGTGTTTGAGGCAATTGTTTTCTCTTTCACCACTGGGAAATCAAACTCTGGTGGTGTTCGATGGCAATAGGCCCCTGTGTGATGCACCGGTTGATAAGTGCGTTATTAAAGGAGATTCATCTGAATTTGCTGTTGCTTGTGCCTCAATTATGGCCAAGACCGCCAGAGACAGTTTTATGGATGCATTACACACCTGTCATCCCGTGTATGGGTGGGATGTGAATCATGGGTATTACGACAGTAGTCATGTTGAGGCTCTTCGTTTGTATGGAATGACCGAGTATCATCGCCGGTCGTTTATTCATTTTGATGTTGGGGTAGGGGATTCTTTTTCGGAAGAAGACCAGGAAGGTTGGTGAATGATGAGTATGTTTCCCACAGGCAAGTTTTCAATAGTTATTGACGGGCAATGGGGATCAACCGGTAAAGGCAAATTGCTGGCCTTTATCTTCGAGCAGAATCCCCAAGTTTCTGTAGTAGTTGGGGACAACATGCCCAATGCAGGCCATTCTTTTTATGGCCCAGTTTCCGGCGAAAAACATGTGTCTAAAGCCTTGCCAGTAGGCGCATGGTTCCCCACTGTCCACACCGTGATAATTGGACCTCATGCTGTATTTGACGTGGATCGCCTACTAATGGAAGTTGCAGCGGCCCAAAAAGAACGGGGAGATTTCACCCTGGCTATTCACCCTCGTGCGTGTGTCTTGTCACAAGCTGATGCTGACGTTGAGAAACAAAGACTGACTGGTATCAGTTCCACCATGCAGGGTAGTGCTGAAGCCGTGATACGTAAGATGCGGCGCGACCCCAAAGATAGCAATATTGCTAAACATGATCTGCGTGTTGCCAAATTTGTTGCTGATACTGGCACACTGGTCAGAGAATCTTTGTTGGCAGGGGCCGCGGTGATTTCTGAAACTGCTCAAGGATTTGATCTCGGCATTAACTTTGGGCATCAATACCCCTACACCACCAGTCGGGATTGTTTGGTAGGACGTGCTTTTGATAACGCTGGTATTCCACCCCATCCAGATTACTATGGTGACATAGTAGGAATTATTCGAACCTATCCCATTCGAGTCGGTAGTCTGGAAGGATCGACCTCAGGCCCCTATTACTCAGACCATGAAGAAACAACCTGGGCGCACCTTAGTGAAAAGATTGGTCAACAAATAGAAGAGTACACGACCGTCACAGGTCGAGTACGGAGAGTCTTTGATTTCAGCTTTTTGCAACTAGAAAGATTCCTACAACACGTTCGTCCAAATTACATGTTTTTGAATTTCGTTAATTATCTAACAGACCCAGAGCCTTTTTACGAAAAACTGCAGCAGTGTCTAAATGCTCACGGGTGTAAACTGTGGATGCTGGGAACAGGCCCCAAAAATGATGAAGTGGAACTTAGGCAACTCCCGGATTAAGGAATGACGGATGCAGCTAACCTTCATAACTGGTTTACCCTGTAGCGGAAAATCGTATCGGTGTGATCACCACAAAAGCGATAATTCTGAAACGATTGTTCTGTCATGTGGAAAGCTGATGCGAGTGCTTTTAGGAGAAGACTTCTTCGTCAAACATGGATCACACCTAGCTAATCCCCAGGTAGAAAACATGGTTCGTTCCCTGGTAAAAGAATCCGTTCTACTAGCCGTTGCTCTTGAAAAACCTTTGGCAGTAGACGGGTTCCCCCGGAGTGTGGATCAAGTATGGTGGCTTGCCTCTAACCTCGGGACTTGGTTGGTTGATAACTCAGCAGTTGAGATAGAGATGCTAGACCCTACGTCCAAAGTGTTACAAGCTCGTAAGAACCGGAGAAGGGGTACCAACGGGGTGTTAACGACTCGGATACTTACCACTGAGCGTGAAAAAATCCAACCCATATTTAAAGCATGTGAAGTAGCCGCAGATTATGGGTATTGGCGGGTCCAATACTACACAGGCGAGGAATCTGGGGATGGCTAAACCACAGACGGTTAGCCAAAAAGCCCTTATTCGTCATTTGACTGAGAGGGAATTACCCTATTACCTCATCTCCCCAGTATCTGATTACGTTTGGGCTCGTCTTCTGGCTGGGTTAGAAGAGGACGGTTTTGCTCTCCAAACTCATGGTGAGGGTAAATATGGTCCCAGTATTTTTCATGATCACCACGTCGTTCTCGCTGGTTTTGACCTAAAGAAAATTGATAGATGGGCAAAAAAGGAAGCGAAACTAGGATACTGTCTGTTAATGCGGTTGCCTGAGGAAAAAATTAAAGAAGCTCAGGATGCGGAGTACACCTGTTTTCAATTAACCGGAGAATCGGGGGGTGTTTTAATCCGGCGATTGCGAAAACGGTATATTGCTCTAGGTTGCGAAATTGAAGATGGTGTTATTGAAGCTATCACAGAGATAAGGGAATATCCTGAAGCAGTGGCCGCATTGGACTATCTCGCCTTTATGAATGAAGGCCGACTTCAAAAAAGAGGTTTGGCACAAATTTTACAAAGGCGATCCGAATCAGTCCCCGTCTTCAAATTGTTCGAAACTCTGCTCGCTAGCCGAGTACACCATTTGGGGAAGCATTTTGATTGGGCACTTTCTGAGCCCGAAGCACACCCCCTTCAAATCGCCAAAGCGTTGGCCAGTTTAAACAGAAGTCAATTAATGGCGTTTAGCATTGTCTTATCTGGGGGTAATTCCAAGCATATCGAAGATACCATTACCAAGCCCGATGGTAGCAATATTACGTCTGGTTATGCCAGAGTATTGGCCAGCCGCTGTCGAGCTAATCTCCTGCCTGGTTCCCACGGGCTTCACCGCGCTTTGAACTGGGTTGATGAAGAAGTCAAAGAGCGGTTTCAGCCCGATCTAGATAGCCTTCGTAATGGTCTTTTTCTTCTTCTTTCCGAGTAACCTCCTTTCGTTATTAAAATAACAGGAAAGGAAGAAAAGTATGGCGCCTGGAACTTGGTTAGCTCGTCCCCCTTGGGGATCACGTGACACCCGCTTATCGCATGAGAGGAATATGAAGACGCGCAAAGAATTACCGCCTCCTTGTCATCGTAAGGATGTTGTATCCCTGGACGGGTTAAGGACATTCTTAACTGCCGCAGCCCTCAATGAGATTCCGAGTCAACGTATCGTCGAAGTATTAACGATGTTCGTGAATGGTGTCCGTGGCGTTGGGTTACCTGATTTTGCTGCCTCGCTGGTATTCAGTAGTCAGAAGTTGAGTCCTGATACTTATCGCCCGGAAAAGCCCCGCTGATGTTTATTGCTCGAAAAATGGGTCTGCTTCCTGAAGGCGTTGAATTCCTGTATTCCGTCAAGTTCGCTGCGGGAGAGCCAGCCGGTGTCTTTTGCTTAAAAGAAGGTGAGTTGGTTTTCTCCGAGAAGCTCCTTGGAAGAGACACTGTGTTGATCAAGCTTCGGAAAGAAGTTCAGGCTTTGTTGACTACTGGGATGTTGGGCAAGACTGATGTTCTGCGACTATGTGTATAGGAGTGTGGTCACGTGATTTCAGAATTACCGGAAATAAGAGTTCCTTTACCTCGTACTAAGTCCACTAAAACATTGGGCGGTAGGAATGGGGGTTCGATACCCGTAATTCAGAGCAGTCATTTTCCACCTCTTCCACCCCCGAAATACCCGCCAGGAAAGAAAGTTTATTTCAAGGACAAAGAATGGCGTGTTTCTTATTGCTATCGGACTGCCTTTGCACCAGGAATCTGGTTTTATTACATCGAGTGTGGAACCGATCATAAGCATACGACCCCATCACAGATAGTCACTGAATTCTGTTTTAAATCTCATGGTGATGCGGAGTATTATTTTCAACTATGCCCTCATTTGGACGGAAGTCGGTCCATGATCGTAGTTGAAGGGGACCTCAGTCCTTTAGTAGAGGAAGATAGTATAGAGAGAATGCGTCAAGCCGCTCACGAAGTAATTGATTTTGTGGGTCTGGCAAATTGGCAAGAGCGACAAAACGTAGCCAAAGAATGGATTGACAAAGTAGCCCAAGGAAACTACAATGAGGCTCTTGAAGAAATGTACAAAGATCGCGAGTAGGTGCCATGGCTAAGAAGAAGTACACCGCTGACAACATTACAGCGATGGAGGGGGTCGAACAGATCCGTCATCGGCCTGGGATGTGGGTTGGTGAAGTTACTGCTTACAAATTATTTCGGGAAATCCTCGACAACGCTGTTGACGAACACCTAGCGCAAGAAGGAAACCAAATCGAGGTCGTCTTGTCTGAGGACAAGACAACGATTTCGATCCGTGACTATGGTAGGGGAATTCCTACTGGGCTCCACAAGAAAACCGGTAAGCCTGCCCTTACTACCGTGTTCACGACCTTGTTCAGTGGGGGTAAATTTGACGATAAGGTGTATGCCACTGCTGGTGGGTTGCATGGTGTTGGGTCAGTCGTTGTTAACGCCCTTTCCAGCCATCTCAAGGTTCGGGTGTGGCGAGATGGTCATGAATGGCAGCAGGAGTTTAGTCGGGGAACAGAAACGACTAAATTGAGAAAGGTGGGGAAGGCGACTAAGAAACAATCCGGAACCGAAGTTACCTTTACCCCAGATACGTCCCTAGAAAAACAGTTCGAGGAAATTCAGTTCGATCCTCAGTTGATTTCGGAGAGGCTGGAAGAGGTTGGGTACCTTTGTCCAGGATTAACCCTGGTCTTCCAATGCGGAAAGAAAACAACCACATACTCCAGCACTGGTTTAACCCAATTCGTAACTGATTGGGCACCCAAGGGAGAAAGTCTGCTCGGTCCGCTTCATGTGTCTGACAAAGAGGGGAAAGACCGTATTGAAGCTGCCATTTTATTTGTAGACAGTAGCGAGCGGTCAGTTTATTCCTATTGTAACGTGGTAGAAACTCCCCAACACGGCCGGCATTACGAGGGGTTTTTGGACGGGCTAGAAGAAACCTTGGTTCCTCTAGGGAAGAAAGAAGGATTCGAATTTACCCGCAATGAGTTAATGGAAGGATTATCGGGGGTAATCCATGTTCTACTAAAAGAACCCAGCTATAGCTCGCAATCAAAAGAACGGTTGGTTACAAAGACAGCCCGAGCATTGGTGAAGAAGTGTGTTACTCGCACGTTGACTAAACTTGTGGGTAAGGAAGACCTAACTCAGCTTTTTGAGAAACTCTCCGCTTCATATCAAGCCAAGACCGAAGCTCAGGACTGGAAAGAGATTGCTAAGAAACTCAGAAAACAGGGTCGTAGGAAAAACGATTTCTTGATGGTTGGGGGTTTATCTGAGTGTAGCAATCCCAATCCCGCCGAGCGAGAATTGTTCATTGTTGAGGGTGAGTCTGCGGCAGGAACTGCTAAGATGGGCCGGGATCCCCATACGCAGGCTATTCTGGCCATGCGGGGTAAGATCCTGAATGTACTCAGGTTCAACCCAACACGGGCACTAGATAATGGTACCCTGCGAGCCATAGCCGATACCATTGGCACCAACATCATTGATAAGTGTGTGGTAGAGAAAACTCGGTACGGGAAAATCATCATCTTAGCTGATGCTGATAGTGATGGTCATCACATCGCATGTTTATTACTAGTGCTTTTCCACCAGTGGTTCCGTCCTTTACTTGAAGCCGGGTGTGTCTATGTTGCTGAACCCCCTTTGTTTGGTGCTAGCAAGGGTAAGAAACGAATTTATGGAAACACCAGAAAAGAATTGAAACGAGCGATAGGAAAGAACCCGCAGGGTTGGAGGGTCACCCGTTTTAAGGGACTGGGTGAGATGAATGCGGACCAACTTCAGTATGTAGCTTTAGACCCCGCGACCAGGGTTATCAGTCAGATTAAACCTGGAGCGTTAGATCAGGACGATATCAGAGTAGATCAACTGATGGGGAGTGATTCTTCCCACCGCAAAAAGTTGTTGTTCGGAGACTCTGATGATTCCCAAGCTAATGGTAAAGTATGCTAGTCCAGAAATAGAAGCACAAGCACCTCTTAAATACGCCAAATCGGGGGATTGTGGACTGGATTTGGCCAACGCATCCGGTAAACAAATCCTCTTACTCCCCAATGCAAAAGAATTAATACCGGCAGGAATCCAAGTCAAAATTCCAGAGGGATACTGCGGGCTGATTATCCCTCGGTCCTCTGCTTTTGTGAAAAAGGGCTTAACAATTATAACGGGGTTGATTGATTCCGGATACACCGGACCCCTTTATAGTGTGGTTTGGAATTCGGGTCTTTTATCAGTTACAGTTGATCCCTGGGAAAGGCTCAGTCAAATGATGGTATTTCCCGTCCCGCAAATGGAAATAGAATCAGTTCAAGAGTTACCTGTTACTGAGCGAGGGGCTACTGGATTTGGTAGTACAGGGTAA